ATGAAGAAGATTTTGTTAGCGACCTTAGTTGTCGCAAGTTTGTTCACCTCTTGTAAGGAGCACTTCTCTGACGGAGAGCGTGTAGGTACAGTTACCAAGTTTAGCAAGGCTGGTGTTTTTTGGGATTCTTGGGATGGTCTCTTGAACATTACTCAGACAGGAATGAACTCCAGTGGAGAGCCATTCACTTTCTCTATTGATAATGACCGCAACGACCAACAGAAACTCATCGACACCTTGGTTAAGGCACAGGTGGAGGGATGGAAGGTCAAGATTAAATATCACCAAGTATGGGGTGCGAAGAATGTTTTCAACAATCGCGGTGAGAGTGATTTTTTCGTAGATGATGTAATCGTTCTTGATAAGAATTTCTCTAAGATTGGCGATATAGTGAAGGGAACTTCCAAGCCGAGTGCAAGCGTTCCTAAGCGTGACACCATCCTAGTGAAGATAGTTAAGTAACTAATCGCCCTCTCTTAGGAGGGGGCTTTTTAATTATAGCGTATGAAAGAAGAAGATTTAAAGAAAGCTATTGAGTTGAAGGATAAACTTGATAGCGAAAGACAACTTTTAAGGTTTGTACATTTTCCGTCTGTGTATTTAAGAGTTAATCTTGAAGAAAACAGCGACCACGGACGTATTCGTAACATAGATTACCTTCTCGATAATGATGTTATCAAAGGACTGAGAGCGATGGTTATCGCCAATATCGAGAAGAGAATTAATGACTTACTGGAAGAATTAAAAAAGTTGTAGGCTTATGGGAAGTTTTATAAAAGAGCGTCTTATTTTTGCATACTGCTGGACGCATTCGACCGGTAGATGTAAGGATTGCACTTGTTGTTACACCTTCAAGAAATGTAAGCACTTCGTAAATTCTTTTTGGAAGATACACCGCTACAGGCATTATCACAAGACAAAAGCGAAATATCCATGTACGCTTGTCGAGTTTAGGAAGAGAGTTAGACCATTTGATGCTTTTAATGAACGCATCGCTAAGATGAAAGAGAAGAATGGAAAGGCTTGCAAAGGTAATGGATAAGTACTTGAAGGAAGCTGTCGCTGATTGGAATAAGAAGGAAGTTCTGACCCTCACCATCAGCAAGCAATGGTTCGACATGATTCTATCAGGCGAGAAGACAGAGGAGTATCGGGTGATTAAAGGTTTTTGGATGAGTCGTCTTCTCCTTATCAAGGATGAAGAGTGCAAAGATTTCGATAAGTACAAAAAACTCCACATAGGAAAGAACGAGGAAATGCTTATAGATACCGACACTATCAAGAAATTGTTGGATGATGGTACTATGAAGTTCATACCCTTTACCTACGTACTCTTCAAAAATGGCTACTATGACGATAGCCCAAAGGTTGTGAAGGAGATTGAGAGTATTACCATCGGCAAGCCTAAGAAAGGCTTATGCCCCGATAAATGGCTTGATACTGAGTTTTTTATCATTAAATTTAAGTAGCGTATGACAAACAAGGATTTTTATAATGCTCATCTAGGTAAGCGAGTTCTTTATAAGGGCAAGGATATTGGCGCATATGTAGCAGGGTATATTGAAGATAAGTATATCATATTAGGTTTTAATGATTATACTGGCTGCATTCTATACTTTACATCTAAAGTGTATAAAACGCTTGGCGAAACATATAACTCTTACCGATTCGCAAAGTTGAAGTATTTGGAAGTAATAGAATCTTAGTTATGAAAAAGGAAGATAGAATCAAAGTTTGGGAGAAGTACGGCCATCATTGCGCATACTGCGGAAAAGAAATAAAGTTCGAAGATATGCAAGTAGACCATTTCGTTCCCAAGAATCGTGGCGGTTACCCTCGTTGGAGTGATAAGGAAGGTAAGTATGTCGTTTCTCATGGTGAGGATAGTATGGAGAATTACATGCCTTCTTGCCGCGCCTGTAACTTTAGAAAGCGTGATATGGGTATCGAACTATTCCGTGAATCTATAAAGGAACAGGCGAAAGGTCTGCTAACAGGTGTTGCAAAGTTCCAAGTAAGTATGAGTATCGCTTATGGTCTGCTTACTCCTTCTTTCAACAAGCCTATCGTATTCTATTTTGAGAAATGTATGAATTACAAAGATAGACTTACGAAATATACTCAAGGAAGGCTGTCAGAATTATCAAATGTTGACGATTATGAACCAAACAAATTAGCGTTAACTAACCTGTTGTGGTTTCTTGACAAGGTAATCAGTAATGAAGTGATTGTCGCAAAGCTTAAAATCATGTCTGATGCAGACAGGAAACGAATGAAATACCTTTCTAGGTATGATGGTAACGAATCGTTATACGATGATGAATATTCCAAGGCAGAAAGTACTATAGCCAAGGAGTGCTTGAAGTATTTACAGAACAAAAAAGAAGTAGCGTATGACTAGTATTAGAAAAGCTAAAAAGCAAATGAAGAAGGATCGTCCCTATTGGGAAAGTCAAGGTTACAGGTTTAGGCGCAAGGCTAAGATAATCAGGTATTCGTTGAAGTCTTTGCTTGGTGATTATAGCACTAAATGGATATACTACTGCTTTGTTAATATGGATGGGCGAATACAAAATCACTTTCCTATCCGGATAGAATCAAAGAGATACAGAAAAAGCAGAGCCTAGTGCCCTGCTTTTTCCTTGTCTTCACGTTCTCGTTTCTCAGCTATAGCCTGTCTGATCCATTCGGCTTTGTTCCGTCCTAGGGATTCGAAAAACTCAAACGTTTTTTCGTTTACATGCGTCACAACCCTGTATATGAGGGCAGATGCGCCCTTGCTAGGCGCTCCGGCTCGCTCTCTGCGGCCACCCCACCCTGGATGCTGACTGACCTTGCATTGCTGAACCTTGCCCTTGCTATTGATGCGGAACTTCATTTTCAGCCGGTCATTTACCCAAACTTCAGCAATTACCGCATCGGGCGTCTGCTGAAGGGTAGATTTGGCGATGCCGATAAGATAGGCTTTATCCTTGAAGAAGGTCTCTGTCTCATCGAGTATCGCCCAATCATCGTAGATTATGATTCTTGCCCTTTCCATATTCTCAACCTAATATTGCCATCAATATCGTGAATAAGAAGATAAAGAGTACAAACCATTCCTGTTTACTCATAGCTTACCCCCTTTCTTCTTCTCTTGCGATGATAAATTTGAAGTGCTTTAACAACTCTGTGGTCTTCTTTCCAACCAAAAGAAGTTTTAATCACTCGTTTCAGCCAATACATATTTTTACCCTTGTCGGGTCCGAGAAGTATCTTCTTTACAAATCTTGCTTTCATTGCTTACCTCCTTTCTTCTGATAGGCTCGAACCCTACAGATAGCCTTTGCGATTCTGTGGTCTTTGCCTAAGCCATAAGCATAAACCATGATTCGTGGTCTCCAAAAATAGTTTTTCTTTCTACAAAGTATCTTCTTCGCCTGTCGTAATTTCATTTCTTACCTCCTTTCTTGTCGAATTTATTGCCGATAACTTTTAGTTGCCTATTACGCAACATTCTCCCCAAAGTATTTGGGTAGAGAACAGGGTATTCTGTATCGACCAAACTAAAACTAGTGTTGCCTTGATTCCAAACTACTTCATAGATGCTGCCTGTATCCTCGTATTGTCTGAGCAAATCATGCTCATAGATAGGAAATCCGTTACAATCCCGTGCGCCTGTAAATTGGCAGAGGGTGTTGGTGTCAATCAAATATGAGTTTATTACGCCAAGTTCTTTATGGCTAGAAAAAACTTCGCTATTTCTGATAGTAGGGGAACAATCAACCCACGCACCTGTTCTTACTCGTATTGCCTTGAAATTGATTTCACTCATTTCTCCCCTCCTTCCTCGATAACTCCTATCGGTTTGATGTCGTTCACACTTTCGTCCTCGGTAAAGAAGGAAACCTTCATCATGTCGCTCACGTAGGCCATTGCCACAACATCTTCATGTGCGTTCTTGATGATACAGATGTCTCCTCTTACCTCATTCTGCATTTTCAGATACTTCACGGCTGCATCCTTCACCGCCAAAGGATTCATTTTCTTTGTTATCGTCTCCCCCGACTGAGGGAAGACGAAGATAAATTCTTGCTTATTCATATTCTTAAAACTCAAATAATTCTAGTTGTACATATCTCTTCTTCGGGAGTAGATTTTCTATTTCCTTCAGTATCTTAGCTGCGCTCTTACAAACAGAACTATTTCGGTTGCGCTCTTGTTCTATCTGTACGTTAAGCCAATGTTTTACCCAATTCAATGCATGCTCTATGGCATCTTCCTGTGTCTTGAACCAATTCGTGTTGCTGAGGTTAGTTCCAAACGCCCCTCCTCTATCTGCTAGCATGTACGTCACACCATACGTCCACTTTCCTCTAACATAAGCTGTGGATATTTCGATATGGGGGATTCCGCTGCCGATTTCTGTCTTGTCAGGATTCTTGCATACACCGAACTCGTTGAATAGAAATTTCTTTATCATTATTCTACTTCTTTTTCTGTTATTAAAAGCTGCTCCCAAATATACTCGTTCTTTAGGGTAATCTCGAAGAGGGTTGGATGGTCCTCAGAAACCTCATACTCACCGCTAAAGGCTTGCTCGTATGATTCCAATACCTTCTGCTTTTTATCTGCCAACATTTCCTTTGCCTTTGTTTTGGTGGTATAAACTCCCAAAACATTTACCTCTGTGTCGCTATCGTTGCCATAGAGTTCGGTAAATACAAATACTTTCTGTTTCTTCATCTTACTCGCCCTCCTTCTCTTCTACATCAAACGAAACACTTTCCAACTCGCCTGTGCCTTCAAGATGTCCGCTATCGTACATTTCTCTTGCAAGACGTTCAGCGCATTCCGGTGTAATATCGGAATACTCCACCTTGTAGGTAATTTTTTCTACGATTTCTACTACATACTTTTTCATAATCAAATCCTTTCTTTTAAAATTAATACTTGGTGGACGGATGGTACGTTGCAACCATCTGTAGCGGCTTGAATACCGCATTCGCCCTATATATAAAACAACAACAACTTCTATTTTATCTTCTCAAGACAAGTGCTCTTGTCTACTTGCATTCCGTTCGGCAGATAGAACCTCTCAGTAAATGAGGTCTGCTTGATGATGAACGTTGTACGTGCCCTGTATCTCCGTCCGAACTTGTCAACGTAGATGGCTCCCTTGAAAAATTTTATGATTATCGTCATATTGCTTACATCTCCTCTACAATATCTTCAAAACTCTTCTTCTTAATCTCCATGGAAATCAGACTGCTTATGTCTAGAACTTTCGTTTCCTCGTACTCTCTGGACGTATCGTCATGGATATATATACAGAAACTATCTATCTCGTATCTGTCGCTATTGAACAGAGTATAGCTTGATGTAGGAAAGCGGAAAATGATTCTGCTCCAATCCTTTTTATCCAACAGATTTTTAACAACTGAATTAGTCATACTTGAAATGGTTTGTGAGGGAGATTTCTCTCCCTCGGGTTAAACTTACTCCTTCAACAGACTTTCTACAAGTTCTTCCTTTGTGGCGAAGACGTCTACACCCTTGGTGTATGTACTATCATGTTTTAATAAAACCTTACAGCATTCCCTGTCTTCATTCTTTTCAAGGATGACGCGAGTAATCGTCTTCTCAGCTATCTTGTTATCACGCAATAGGAAAACCTGTTGGCCAACATAGAAGTTGGTTTTAAGATTTGTCTTTGCTCGTTCCTGTACTTCCCAATCAGACGATAATTCCATACATGCGTACACTTCCTTGCCTTCTGAGAGGTCTTTGGTGATGTGCTCGAAGATTTCCTGTTCTGTAGGCTCTCGCTCTTCTCCGGTCTCTTCATCATCGATGGTGTAAATACTATATTCCCAACCTTCCTTGTCTACAAGTTTGAGTCCGGCTGCCTGTGCCTTTACTACGTCTTGTATGGTGTTAATCTCAACTCCTACAAAATTGTCACTCAATCTAACTGCCTTAGTTGTCTTCATAATTTTATCTCCTATAATTTAAATTGCTCCAAACTTCTTTGATAAATAATATCGGAAAACGATTGCTTGTGCCCTTGATATGGCGATACGTTCTCCTTTTGTGGCCTCCTCGTTGCTGAAAGCTAGAAGGAGGTCACTTAACTTCTGTAAATCATCTGCGCTCATAGTCTTTACTTGTTAATGACTTTAGCATCATAAGTTCTGCCGATAATCTTGTCTATCTTTGCTTGCTGCTGATAATCTGTGCAGTCGGCAAAGTTCTCCTGTCCCTCATAGAAACGTGCTGCATTCTTCAGCTCATGGAGTGTTGCTTGGGTGTAGTCCTTGTTAGGATCAACTTGCCTAAGGTTCTCACATGTCTTGCAATACTCGATGAAGTCTACAAGCAAAGATTTCTCCTCGCTCTTGCTCTGCTGCATTCCGGCTCCCATAAGAGGTAGGGCAACTATCGTTGCCACTACCAAAACTATCTTAATTCTCTTTTTCATATTACTCGTCCTCCATGTCTTTTGCTGCTCTCAGTCTGTAGCCTGTAAGACTGCCAACTAAGAAGATTAATACATAAATTGTGATGTCCATAACTTAACCCTTTCTATATCTTATTTCGTTTACTGCTGACTGAACCAAAAGGCTTGAAACCTCGGTTGGCTCGTCTATAATATCAACAAAAGTGACTTCCTTCGTCTCGTTGTTCAGAAACTCCACATAGTCGGGATTCAGGCGTTTATACACTACGTATTCAACTCCGTTGATTTTCGTGGTAATGGTGTCATGGTCTTCTCTGAGATAGTCGCTTATCTCGTTGATTAGACTCCAATACTCTTTCAAAGCTAAAATTTTCTTCATTTTCGTTCCTTTCTTTTAATTGTTATACTTGTGCGGTCTCACGGCTTGAACGTGATGTGCTCCTCTATTCGCTGACCGCTCCATGTTACTTCTTGCCAAAGTTGAAGATTCTAACGAACTGATAGAAGGTTTTGTGTCCTACAAGGTGAAACAAGTCTTCAAAGATGTACTCCTTGCATTCCTTTGTTCCTTCTCTGTACACATCTTGCATCTGCTTTGCAGTCATATAACCGCTAGTAAGCCATTCAAAGAATAATGCCCCTAAACTCTCATAGTTGTTGCTCTTGTCATAGAACTTCTTCTGCTGCTCGTAAGTCTTATTCTTTCTCATAATCGTATCACCTATCTTTAATATTCTATACCATTCAATTTAAGGGCGATTGCCTTTAAGTTCTCAATTCTCTGTTGTGCATTCGGTGTGAGTTCCGCACCGCAAATAAGAACTGCTTGTGAAAGGTTCATTACCTTGTCGTATATAGCGAGAGTGATGCTTGAAATCTCATCGCTCGTAAGCGTTATTGTCTTGTCCATTTTCTTATCGTTTTAATTGTTCAACTTTGCTTTAATCTCTTTAAACTCCTTCAATCGCTTGTGCGTTATAGGAGTATCATCGTGGCTTGAAATACATTCCTCTAGAAGGATTATTCTGTCGTTAATAGCTGATGTGATATTGTATATCTCATCGCCCGAAAGTGTTATTGTCTTTTCCATAATCGTTTATTTTAATCTTGTTATTATTGCTTTGATGATAATCTCACAACTTTCTGTAGAATACTCACTCTTACGCTCATAAGACGTGTAATAGTTGTCGTATCTGTCCTTGCTGCGTCCAACATACTTGTAACCTTGCTTTTTAAGGCTTTGTTTCAGCATTTCAAGTTCCTTGTCGTTAAGGTTCTCCGTGCATATTGGCTCCATTGTTACTCTGTCCGCATATCTTTCGATTCTGCGGTATTCTACGAAATTACATCTTAACATAGTCTTTTGTCCGTTAGGCGTGGGGAGGGGCGTTAGCCCCGTGGGGGCGCTGCCCCCTTATCTCCCCACATTGTTACTTACCATTCCTTGCTCATTTCATACACCCAATATACACCTTCATGCTCTAAGGAGTACTCTTCTGCCTTTTCTCTAGTATCGAATTGTGCAACAACTTCGGGTTTCCTGTCGGGTTCGCATACGTAGTCTTTCACTACTATGTAGTCCTTCATGCACTTGCCTTCATCTTTGAACACTCCAAAGTATTGTTCGTAATCTTTGAACACAAGTACATCAACAAGTTTACCTCTGTACATTACAGGAAACTTCCCGATAAACGGATATTCTCCCCAAAACTCTTTGATGTACTCATCATTGTCTTCATATCCTTGAGGTTGAACCTCATCTTCGTCTGCAATTACGTAACCTTCTTCGGTATATCGAAGGTCACAAATGTAATAATCTGCTAACTTTGCCATAGTCGTTGTTGTTAAAATGTTATACATTAAAGTGCAGGTGTACGTTTGCGCCCAACGTTCACAAGTTACATGTGACCTAACTCCCTTCGTTTAACGTCCGTGGGTTGACGTGTTTCGATGTTTCTCTAGTCTAACACGACTAGCGTTTTTACATCTTGCGTGATGAGTGTTTGAGACTTCTTTGTCTTGTCGCTTTGAGAGTTGCAACTAACTCGGTCGCATTTTCCTTTGATGTTTGAAGAGTTCTATCTCTCTGACTTTCCCGACTAATTTGTACTTTTATAGAGGTAGTTAAACGTGAAGTTCTAAACGTGCCATCGTTCCTCTAAAATCAAACCAACTTGATTTCGAGTGCAAATGTAATGCTTTATTGTTACACTACCAAATTTTTAGGTAGTATTTTAACACTTCAAGTCTATATTTTAACACAATTAACATAACGTTACACAAAAATCGGTTTGTTAGTGCTTTAACGTTACTTTTCTTCAAAAATTTGGTAGTATCAAAATATTTATGTAACTTTGCAGCCAATATTATAACATTACATTGAATATTTATGGATATAGCTAAGATAATAAAACGTAAGGGCTTTACACAAAAGCAAGTGTCTGACGCCCTCGGTATTAATAGGGTAAACCTAAATAATATGATTAATGGCAACCCAACGTATAAGACTATGCGTCAAGTTGCTGACGTGATAGGTGCGAACGTTAGTGAGTTCTTCGAGGATGAAGTAAAGAGACCTAACGAGGACTTTGCTAGCTATGTGCGCTACAAGGGCATCCATTATACTGCCGATACATTGGAGGAGTTCTTCAAGCAAGTTGATGAGTTAAGGATTATAGCGAAATGATTATAGTCCAAATTATCATGTGGCTCGCCTTCGGTGCAGTCTCACTTGTTTGTATAGCCTATCTCTTTAATGTATTCGGGAAGGTGGAGGAACATAAGAAACCATCCGTGAAGTATGCTGAGTGGCTCTTGCAACTGCTCATCGTGGTGTGCTACCTGTATTCGGTGTACACCTTCGGCAAGTGGCTGCAAGGCTTGTGGTGAGGGCGTCAGCCCCACAGGGCATGGGGAGGGCGCTTGCGCCCGTGGGGGCGCTGCCCCCTTATCTCCCCCGAGGATTCTTCACTCTCACCCATAAGAGGTAGGAACACACACAAGAGAGAGAAGAGAGAACAGAGAGAGTAAATGGAGAGAAAACAATTTCCCTAACTAGGAAAAAATATTTCTCCAACTAGAAAAATAAAAACCGCCTAAATCATCTTCTAAAAGCCTTAATCCTAGATGAGCGCATTATCTTGCACAAAACCATGAAATCTACGAAAAACCCACAAAATCGGCTCTAATCTGCCCAAAAATGGCTCTTAAACGGCTCAAAACTTGCGAATTTGGGAGAAATACCGACCAACTGCCCGAAAATCGCAAAAATCGGCAGAAATGAGCGAGTTTAGCGTTGATTGTGGGTGAAAACCATTCAAGAAGGCTGAATACGGCTAGTTAAAGTTTGCTAACGAACTTCTTGCGTGCGTGCGTACCTATTAATGCAAAACCCCTTTTTTGTTTGCAAAGAATCTTCTTTTATGAAATAAGAACTTTCTTTACACCATAGCTTTATCGATCCTATGAGACGATTAAGACTAACTTGCTTATATTTAACCACTTGTCTTTTCTTTACAATAATCACGTATGTTTACAAAATGGGTCTTCTAGAGGGCGAAGAGGGAGAATGGAAAGGGGTGAGTTGCGCCCCGAGAAAGAAATTGATGGGATTTGGGGCGATTGTGAACGAGGTTGGAACACGGCAAAACGGAACTTCAAATATTATATATTTGCCCTCGAAACATCAAATAATTGCAATTATGACGGAAATATTATCAAAAATCCCAAAGAATTTGACCTCTTGCCCTGTACTCACGGACAAAAAGGAGTGGATATTAGGCGCTGCTGCCTTGGCTGGCGGTGTTGCGTCTTCTCTCTTCGGTGCTAACAAGGCTAAGAAGGCGGCTAGAAGGGCACAAGCGGAGAACACGTACAGAACGAACGCTGAGAAGGCTTGGTACGACAAGAACTACAATACGGACTACCTTGACACGAAAGCAGGTCAAAACCTCATGAGAAGGGCGAAGGAGGTACAGGACGAGTATGTTCGCAAGGCTGATGGTGCGGCAGCCGTTGGCGGTGGAACTGCTGCAAGCGTGGCGATGGCGAAGGAAGCAGCTAACAAGGCTATGGGCGACACGATAGCCAACGTAGCGGCACAGGACACGGCTCGCAAGCAGCATGTGGAGGATGCTCACCTTCAGAACACTCAGCAGTTGTCTAGAGAACGTCAGCAAATCGAGCAGCAGAAGGCGCAAGCCACTAGTGATGCGGCTCAAAATGCGTCAAATGCTATGTTTAATTTCGGTGTGAACCAATTGGGGTCAGAACTCGAAGGTACTAAAGGGGTGAAAACCAACGCTTTAGGCTCAAATGGAAAGCCAATTGATAACACAATTGTAACACAACAAGACCGAACCGCTCATTCTGCTGCCGAAGACCACTTGGCTGAGAGCATGATGTCTCCCGAGGAGAAGAACCAATACCGCTTGAAGAAGGCAGTTGGCTTGTCGGGGCTTGGGTAGCAGCTAGAAGGTGGAGCGGATGAGCGACAGGAAAGGTGGACGAGGCACAACAGGCGACCCCAAGACCCCCACCCCCTTTGACCACCGTTGCTAATTATAGTAGAATAATACAAATAAAGAAATTCTGCCTCCCCCACCCCACCTTCTGGATTTCGGTTTTCCGATTTTCCCCACCCCTGAATTTTCGGGAAGTGTTAATAATATTAAATATTATAGATTATGAATAGAACAAAGATTATTCTGTGTGGTAGAAAAGAATACGAAAGGCATCATAGACCAAAAGGTTTAGCTGTTGCTTACATAAACAGAAAGCCTTTTATAAAGAACCTCCCGAAACTAAAGAAGGGAACATGGAATATGGCTCATGAAGATGAAGCCGATAACATTCCCTTCACATTTGAGGAATTAGTGCATTTCTCAATAGAAATGTTCAAGAAAAGTTAAACATTAAAACAAAATAGATTATGACATTAGAAGAAGCAAAGAAGATATTGGAGAAAGAGTTTGCAGTGATTAGTCTTCACAAGTCAACAGAGCCATTTGAGTTTGACGAGAGTGGCTGGATTGAGCATGAGAATCCTTCTGTGCTTGAAGCTTTCCGTGTTTTATCCAAGGGAGGTTATTATATATCCATCAGCGGACATGATTACAATATGCGTGAGAAACGTTTGAAGAAGGAGTACGAAGAGAATACCAAGGCTCCCGGTTCTGTTGAGAACAGCATCAAAGGCGATTTATCTGGAAATAAATCCATTGAACATTGCGGCGAGCCTATTCCTGGTTCTCCTTTGAGCGAAGTAGAAGGCATAAAGTTGAAGTGGAAAGATAACCGAAATACAAGTGAAAACCCTGCCCTTAAAGAAGCAGCCTCCCAGTTCAACGATGCCTTGTTGGATGAGCAGGCAAAGACGATTGCCAAGCAGAATAAAGAGCTTACTCGTTTGATTTCTCTTGTAGAGAAGAAGGAGAACAGTATCAGCCGACTCTATTATGAAAAATCAGTTCTGGAGAAGGAAAATGAGGATTTGAAAAAAGGTGAGATTCCTGCGAGATACTTCGATAAAGCCTTGGTTGACGAACAGGCTGAGAAGATCAAGAAGCTGGAGCATGAAAAGCTAGACATATTGGAAATTGCTAGTTCTTCCAAGCAAACCATTGCTGAGCAGGCAGACAAGATTAAGCATCTCGGCAAAGAGATTACCCGACTCAACAAGATTATCCACAAGAAGAACGAGGAACTTCGCCTTACAAAGATTTGTGAGAAGAATCTTGCCGAGTTAGGTCTTAAGTATGTTGGGGAGAATGAGAAGTTGAAGAAGAAGCTTGCAGACAAGATTGTTGACGAGATTGATGCTCAGGCTTTGAAGAGTGCCGAAAGTGCTCTCGCTTACAAAGAGAAGGTGATTGCAGAGAAGGACGAGGTGATTGCCGACTTGGGCAATGAACTGGCGGCTACCAAGAAGGAGTTGGAGGAGAAGACCAAGCTGGTTGAAACAGTTCGCAAAGGTTCTAAGGAGTATTGCGAATATGGTATTTCGGCTGAGAAGATGATCCGGAAGATGGCAAATGTTATAGTCTATGAAGGAAAAGTCTCCTCAAAAGAATTCGAAGAATATCGTCGTTGGGCGAATGGCTACAAATTCAACCCTCAGCTGTATGAATTTATAGAGGAAGAGGAGAAGAAACTTTCTCCTGACAGAAATACTCATCCTACTGAGGATAACCCCGAGGAAATCGAGATTGAAAAAGCAGTCAAGCTTGTACGTAAGGCTATGAAGGAAGGTCACACGGTTACTATAGATTATAACGATTAGTGTATGGTAGTAAACAATAATCAGAATACGCAGCAGCCTAGGAAGAAGCCGGTAACTATCGGCGGCTATCCTGAGGCTGTACATGACCTGATGAGGGCGAAATATCCCGATTATGATCAGGTGATGAATGGAGGCAACGGAGGGGCCGCGGGGGTTAATGGAGGGACCGCGGGCGTTAACTTCTTTGGGAATGGGGGCGGTGCTACCGGTAAGTTTGAGGCTCAGCCTGTTCAGACTGGAGCAGCACCTGTTACGGACTTCACCCAGATGCCTAAGCAGGAAGAGTTCGTTCCGCAGGGAAGCGGTAATGCGAACCCTGCCTTGGGACCAGTACAGACTCCTTACATGGGCGATGCAGCAGAGAACACTCCCCAGCCTCAGAGTAATTTTGAGGGAATGCCGCAGCCTTCTACAGGTTGGAATGCTGACGGAACACCTCGCTATGATACGCTTTCTACTGCTCTGAGCGGCTTTCGGATGCCGCAGGAACAGCAGGTTCCAGAGTTTGAGGCTGACCCTAAAAAGAGGGATGGCGGCTTTTTCAGTTGGCTCGGCAAGGTTATACCGAAGAGCAGACCGGGAATGCGTGAGGGCGAGACTCCTGATGAGTATGACCGCCGAATCACTACCAACAGAGAGCGTATTGCAGTCTTTGCCGATGCTATTCGCCACATTGGAAACATCGTCAACACTTCTAAGGGTGCACCTATGCAGGTGTTCAACGACCCTACTGCCATGATGGAACAGGGTTATCAGAACCGCAAGGCTCAGAGACAGAGACAGGCTGCCCTTGATGCGGATGCTGCCTATAAGCAGGCAAACTTCGACCTAGATAACCGAAAAGCACAGGCTGATCAGGTTTATAAGGAGTATCTTATGGGGCTTCGTGGTGAGGGTAATCAGCTTGCCAAGGATAAGTTTGAGTACCGAAAGGGAAAGGATGCTGCAGCTGACCAGTATAAGAAGGATAAGGATAAGCGTGACTTCGAGTATAAGAAGGGGCGTGACAAGGTGAAGGATGAGCAGGCTAGGCAGCGTCTGGCTATTCAGCAGTACAACGCAACCCATAAGGGGCGTGGCGGCGGTGGACGGTCAGGCAGGAGCGGTAGCGGTAGCGGCTCGGGAGCCAAGTACTGGTTTGAGGATAAGAACGGCAAGATGCGCTATCAGCCTAACAAGACCATGTGGGAACAGGAGTACTACCGTGAATACGGCAAGCTTCCGCAGGGCGAGACTTCTACTTCTACCAGTACAAAGACCATCAATCCGAAGACTGGCGCAGAGGTAACGACCACCACAAGAAGAAAGGGTGCATCTGTTACCAGTCAGGCAGCAGCTTCGCAGAATGCGGCTAGGAATGCGAGAAACAGACCGAAGCCTACCGGCAAGTCAAAGAACGGCTATAAGAATACAAAGAAACTTGGATTATAAACATTAATATATAATATATGGCTGGAGATAAATTTGACCAACTTTATAACGCCTTGAAAGCAGATGGCGCAGTATCGGGAACTAGAGAACATTTCAGACAGTTCGTGTATGCGCCTGGCAAGCAGGGCTATCATAACAGAAAGCAGCTCTATGATGCGCTTCACGCCGATGGTGCTGTTTCCAGTAATTCGTATGAGGAGTTTGCGCAGCGACTCGGACTTCACGCAGTAAATCCGAAGCCTCAGCTGCAGAAGCCAGTTCAGCCTGTCAAGAAGCTGACTATGAAGCAGAGAGCGCAGGAAGTGGCGGCGCAGTATCGGAAGCCAAGGCAGCAGAAGGCGCAGCAGCCTCGAACGGCTACTGCTTCGGGTACAGCCTACATGCAGAACTGGCGGTTGATGCACATGCGCAACGACCAAATGACTCCATTGCAGCAGGCTCAGGCTAGTAATGCGCGCGCACGCATGCAAAGAGCACAAGAGCAGTCAGCACGTCAGGAGCAGCAGAGAGCAACCCCTATCAGCAGAAGCAGAATAACTCCTACTGCCAAGAATTTCAACGAGACGATGCAGCAGCTTTCTACTCCTGAGGCTAAACAGGCTAGAGCCAAGCAGCAGAGAGAGGATGATGCTAGAGCATTCGCCCAGTATGAGGTGGAGGGTAATAATTTTACCAATAATGACGGCAAATATGGCACCATTGCGCCTGAGATTGATTCTCTTGTTGCCCCTTCTATGAAGGAGGCTGATGATTTGTCTTGGTCTCAGTATCAGCAGGCTTTGAAGAAAGCTGGTAATGATGCCTATCTGAGAAACAAGGCGTGGAAGGATTTGCAGGACAACAGGATCAAGAACCGCCAGAATGTACTTGCCGACACCCTCAGTTCTAAGTTGCAGGAAATATACTCTCAGAAAGGATTGCAGGAGCACATCATACAGAGTGCCGACAAGTTGAACATGGGCGTGGAGGAGTACGTTGACAAGTATGTTACTCCTCAGATGATGCAGCGTGCCCAGAATATACTGGGTGTTAAGAATATTGAGGAGATTCTGCCTCAGAGTGCCACGGAATATGTGGTGAGAAAACTCAGCGATTCCATCTTGGGAACCTTGTCTGCCGGGCAGGATAAGTCGAGAGAGCAGATTGCCAGAGAGCAGGAGGCGATGGCTATTGCAGACGGTCTGGATGAAATGCCTACCGTTAATGGCTACAAGGCTAACGAAGGTTACAAGTCTGGCATGGGCGCACGTTTCGTATCTACGGCGGCTAACATGGCGATGGACTCCCCTATTCTCGGAATGACAGGCAGCGCATCCAATTTGACCGTGGATTTGGGTAAGCAGGTCCTGATGAAAGGTCTCGCCAAGGCTGGAGTTGTGAAGATGGGAGCCAAGCTTACCGCACAGCAGTTGGCATTCAAGGCTGCAAACATGACGATGGCACAGAAGATTGCTTCTGGCTTGGTGGAGGGAACGGCGAAGAGTGCACTCAATCTGGGCGGTTACTCCAGTATTACCGCAGCCCTAGGACAGGCATCCACCGGCGATGATACTTCATTGTCGGCATTGGGTCAGGCTGCATTGGGAGGATTCGAGCATGGTGCTACCACTGGTGCGATGTTCGGAGTATCGGGTGCTATCATGGCTCCTTGGGTATCAAAGTTCGGTATCACTGGCTTAGAGAAGAGCACAGGCGAGAAATGGCTGCATGGCACACAGAAGCTTGGTGCTACCGCCGCAGGTCTCGGCGTTGAGGCTGGAACCATGATGGTTGCCGACAATATCACTGGCGATAAGGACATTTCCTTTGGCACATGGCTTGAAGACGTGGTGATGGTGGGCGCATTTAAGGCTGGAGAGCCTAAGAATTACGCTCATATCGGAAATGCGTTGTATAATCTTACCCATAATAGCGGTGGTAATTTCGTGATTGGAAAGAATGCCAACGGTTCCCCTATTGCCGTGGATATTCGTCTGACTCCTGACGAGAAGAATGAATTGATTTCTTCTGCATCGGGCAAGAATCTGATGGATGCTTTCGTAAAGGTGGACCGCGCATCGAAGACAGCCCCAAGAGACCCGAAGTATAAGACTGCTTACACGGATTTTATGAACGACCCAGACGTTTCTCAGAGCACCAAAGAGAAGGTGAATGCGGCCATGGGACTGTTTAACACGACAAGAGGTAAAAGCTACCGAAGCGTGAACGACGTGAAAAACAAGCAGATTCTGGAATACACCAAGAACGGAACGCTGCTTACACGTACCTCTTATAAGAATGCCGATGAGCGCAGAGCTATTCTTTACAAGCAGAAGCTTTATCGTGATAATGACGATATGATGTCGCTGATTGGCTATTCCAAGATGAAGGATATGCAGCTGACTGATGAGGACGGAAATGTTACCAGTCTGGCACTTGGCTTCCTCCGTAATAACGGCTATGACACAAGCAAGGATGTTACAGACCCGATAAACGCCCAGCTGATTAATGACTTGCGCAACCCGAAGAGTGCGCTCTATCTTGACTGGGAGAAGTATGTGGACGTTTACGGTTCGTATGGCGATCTTAAAGTAGAATCCGCAGACGTTGTTGATGGTCTTATTGACACATGGAAGAAGATGATCAACGACAAGGGGAACATTACTGTTGATATTGACAACATCATGCGCAAAGACCCGATGAAGCGCACCGACCAGGAGAACAAAATCTTCTATTATGTGAAGAGCGAGCTTGAAAACAGACTTTTCCCTAGCGGAAAGCCACACGCAGACCAGTCTGCAAGCCAAGGTAAGACGGTTGCCGAGGAGCATAGTCTGGGTACAGATAACCCGGATAGCGGCGTGGTAGTTGATGAGTTGCGCAACCTTCGCAACGCAGAGCAAGCCCTTGATGCAGCGATGGATAGCAACGATGTGTTCAAGCAAACCTTTGAGAAATTGCACCAGCAGGGCTTGACACCGGCACAGATTTACGATGCACTCATTCAGAATGGATTGACCCAAGAAGAGTTAACCCCACTTGCCCAATATATTAATGCGAATGCCAGAGTGCAGGGTATGCAGCAGGCTACTGCTGATGCTATAGAGGAAAACGTGAAGAGCTTTATTTCTGACTGGATCTATCACGGAACCTTGAACGGTCAGGCGATGAATGGCGAGCAAGCTTTGTACGTACAAGACAGCAACGGAAGAACACTTCTTGTTGGTTCGGGTGATGTTGCCTTCGACCAGACTACAGGTAGAGCCAAGGAAGGTAGCGGTGATATGCTTGTCTGCTTAGATCCTAATACAAAGGAAATGGTTTACGTGAAGGCAGATGAGGTTACTCTGGTTCAAAATCAACCTCTAGACCAGTTTGCCGCAGAATATCGTCAGAGATTACAGATGAAGAACTCTGAGCCTTATAATCAGGCGGCGCAGGAGCAAGCTATGTTGGACGCTGCCAAGCCTCAGCCAAAGGAGCAAGAGGCACCACAAGATAATACCACAAAATCGGAAGATAATACCACAAATGGTGGTGATTTAACAAAAGATGATACCACTTTAACAAAAGTTGATACCACATCGGGCGAAGATAATACCACAAATGAGAACTTAGCACCACAAGAGCAGCCTCAGCCTACCCGAAAGTTTGCCGATGGTTCTGATGTTCCTATGACTACGGATAGCAAGGGAAGACCTACACCAGACTATGCTAGTATGACTCCAGAGCAGAGTGCAGAGATTCTTACTGAGGATTTCGGGGAGAATGCTGAGAAGGTGGTGGACGGACAGATTAAGAAAGCAGAGAATGCTTTGAAGGATGCCGAGAAGATGAAGGTAGACTATACTGCTGAGCCTAACGACATCATGGAGCAGGAGGCTTTGAAGACTAAGACCGTTGAAGCTGCCAAGCAGCAGCTAGAGCACGCTCAGAACATCAAGAAGACTATGACTGCCAAGAAGGTGGCTGAGACCGTGGGAAGTACAGAACAGACCGAGGGCGCACATGAGGCTGGCAGCGTGGCTGCACAGAAGTTTGTGAATGCACCTAGACTTGTAGGCAACAAGCGAACAAGAATGCTGCCTGACGGAGAGACCAAGATTAAGGGACACTATGAGATTGTGCCGGCTGAAAGTCTTACTCCTTCTCATGATGTGAATAACGACTATAAGAAATCTGAGGGATTCCCTACCGATGCTGAGGGCAGAACCGTAAACGATCGTGACTATGAGCACGACAAGGCGGCTCAGCAGAATACGGACCAGATTGCCCGAAAGTATAACGGTATGGCTATCGAGCAGGTTCCAGTAGTATCTGACGAGGGTATCGTTTATGATGGTAACGGTAGAACGATGGCAGGACAGAAGGCGGCAAAAGAAGGCACAGATGGCGAATACATCAACGACCTTCTGGAGAATGCTGAGAACTTCGGCTTTACCAGAGAGCAGATTGAGCAGAGCGGTATTGAGCATCCACGTCTGGTATTGGTGACCGATGAGAGATTGCCATACGATGCAGCTACCTTCGCTAAGTTCAACCGAAACGAGAAGAAGACTCAGAGTAATACGGAGCAGGCGGTTGCCAAGGCTAAGACCTTGACTTCTGACGAGGTAGGCGCGATTGTTGCCGAGATTGAGGGAAATGGTTCTCTTGATGCTTTCTTTAACAATTCCAAGGCAATAAATGACTTGGTGAAGACGTTAGTAGATAAAGGCATCATCGGACAGAACGAGGTGGCACAGATGATGGATAGTCCTGAACGACTTTCTGCACAAGGCAGGGAGTATGTGAAGAACCTTCTTTTGGGTTCAATCTTCAAGCCAGAGACTATCAGAATGCTGGGAATCGACTCTACGGTGAAGAATAAGGCTATCAACGCTATCCGCTCGGTAATGGACAACATGAAGTTGGGCGAGTTCTCTCTTCGTGATGAGATTGATCAGGCTATCCAGTTGCTCTACGAGGCAAGACAGGGCGGTAATAAGGTTGATACGCTGCTGAGAACACCAGACATGTTCGGTGAGGATGCGGCTAAGCGTTACTCTTCTATCTCTCAGATGATGGCTTTAGCCTTGGAGGGCAAGGTTTCTGATTTCAGAGATTTGCTTGACGAATACAACCGCATCGCTAAGGCTAGAAATACTGGTGAGGGCAATATGTTTGAGGCAGCTCCTACCAAGGAAGAGTTAATTAATGAGTATTTGAACTTTAAAAAATGGCAAGATTATGGAACAGGACATTCAGAAATTGAAGGAAGCAATGATGTTTCAGGCGTTGAAGAACCTCAACAAGAAGCATCAGGAGGAAATGAACCAGCAGAAGCAGAGCGACCAAGAGTAGAGGAACCAGACGACTTAGTAAACAAAGAACTTGAAAGTCGTATTAAGGTTACTGATGAGGAAACCGAAACTCCATCTGAGAACGGTCCTATCACAAGGCAGAAGATTCTTATTGATGGAGACAAGGAGGTTATCAAGGTTGATGAGCCAAACGACAAGGGCGAATACACCGGTTCATACTATGAGTATGATGGTAAGAAGTTTGGTGACCTGAATGAGGTTGTCGAATATGTTGACGGTAAGGTAAAAGAAAAGCCTCTCCCACTCCTTCCTAAAGAAGAGAACCCAGACCCTACTTTTGACCCGATTGCGGCGGCCGCCCAGGAATTCAAGAAGGAGCATCCTCTGACCGAAGATGAGATCATGAAGGCTGACGTGGATGATTTATCCAAGGATATGGCTCTTGATTATCTGAACGGTGAGGTGACAGATGATTTGCACCGTGCTATCTATGAAAGCATCTTTGCCAAGACTAGAGGGCAGAAGACTGAGCCAAAGGTTGAGACTCCTAAAACGGAACCATCTGCTGACCCTATGGAGGGAATCAAAAATGCAGCAGAAGGATTCGAGAAGGAGAAAAAAGCCAAGGTGGAGACAGAAAAGAAGCCTCAGCAGAAGGCTGACGATGCAGCAGTAGCAGCTTCCAACAAGAAGGTCAATGACCTTTGGGATATGCTCAAGAATGCCGGCAAGGATGAAATATCTGCTTCGTTTGTTGGTCTTAACTCAAGACAGTTGGAAGTATTGCCTAAGCTGGTGAGCGCCATGGCCGAAAATGCTTATCTGAGAATCAAGAGAGGTATGCACAATCTTGAAGACGTGGTGAAGGAGATGCGCAAGGAGTTTGCTCCTGCTGCCAAGCTCTTTAAGAAGGAAGACGTGGATGCCATCTATGAGCAGATGATGAATATCCGCTATCGCGATGGCGAGCAGCGCATGAGCTTGAGGGATTGGGCTGACTACTACGAGAAGACTTCGCCTAAGCATCAGGAGAATCTGGTGGGCGACTCCAAGACTGCCGAGGAAAGAAAGCTGGCTGAGAAGAAGTTTATTGATTCCGTGAACCTGCAGTTGGCTTTCAAGCATAAGTTTAACGGTATTGTTGAGTTGAGAAAGATAGCTGAGAGAGTTGGTTTGAAGGATATTAAGGACACAGACCTTCAGGAGCTTGCTGAAACAGCTATTGTTAAGCGAGCAAGAGGTATCGCTTCTTCTGAATCAACCAACGATGCCGTGAAGTTTGAACGCATCAAGACACTCTATGAGAACCAGCCTAGCCTCAACCAGCGTGATTCAGATCGAGTGATGAAGCAGCAGTACTCTACCCCTGCCCCTTATGCTTTCCTTGCGGATATGTATGTGAAGGGCAATGGTAAGGTGATAGAGAGTGCTCTGGAGCCTAGTGCCGGCAACGGTATGCTTACTATCGGCTTGCCTATGGATAAGATGCATGTGAACGATATTGATGCCCAGCGACTGGCGAATCTGAGAAGACAGGGTTTCAAGAACGTGACCAGTCAGGACGGAACTCAGCCTTTTGCAGACAAGGACGTTGACGTGGTGGTAACAAACCCACCATTCGGTAGTGCTACCCCTAAGGAGTATGACGGCTACAAGATTTCTTCCTTGGAAGGACAGATGGCTATCAATGCCTTGGAGAGCATGAAGGACGATGGCCGTGCTGCCATTATCATCGGCGGCAAGACAGAATACGCCAAGAACGGAAGTCTGAATCCGAAGGATAAGGCTTTCCTTGGTTATCTCTATAGCCACTATAATGTGGAGGACGTGATTAATGTGGATGGTGGTCTCTATGCAAAGCAGGGAACCAGCTACCCTACACGTATTATATTAATAAACGGAAGACGCTTGAACGAGAATGCCTTTCCACCAGTAAAGGATAAGGCTAGAGCCGAGACCGTGAAAGATTATGACGAACTTTATAAACGAATTGAAGATGATATACTACGAGGTGAACGGATGGATTCTTCCATCGGAGGAGAAACAAGAAGTGCTCAACCAGAACTTGATAAACAAGGCGCTGCTGGTACTCCTAAAGAGAGAGTACGAACAGGAGAACGAGGAGGAAGCAAACCAGATGGTGAGCGAGAGTCTGACCTATTTGACTCCACTTCCGTATCAGGAACCCATGATGACTTGGAAAATCAACGAGGAACCGAGCCAAGACAAGATGGAGGACTTCCTGATGGAGATAGTAGAGCAGACGGAACAGGGACAGAGCCTTCTCCAAGCAAAGAACCAACCACTGGAACCAATGAGCAGCGAGGAAATGGATCAGGAGGAGCTGGACGGAATGACGCTCAGCCAAGTACTGATGAACCTGCCAACGCCGGGAGCGGAAGCGGACCACGGGGACAATTACAGCGGGTGGACAAATCCGTACGTGGATTAAGCACCGAGAAAGTTACCTATACCCCTAAGAGTGGAAATCCATTCACTCTGAAAGCCGTGATGCCTGCCGATCAGCAGGAGGCGGTAAACAAGAACCTTGAAAAGTTGGGCGATGCCGACCAGTTCCTTGTTGACGAGCTGGGCTATAATGATAAGGATGATTTGTATTCTCATCTTGCTGCAGAGCAGGTTGACTCTGTAGCCCTTGCCTTGCAGCAGGCAAAGAAGGGCAACGCCTTTATCATTGGAGATATGACTGGTATCGGTAAGGGAAGACAGGCTGCTTCACTTATCATATACGCCAAGAAGCAGGGTCAGGTTCCTGTATATTTCACCAAGACAGCAGGATTGCTGAGCGATGTTTACCGTGACTTGGTGGATATTGGAAGCCCTGAGCTGAGACCATTTGTATTCGGTAGCGCCAAGGAAGCTGCCATTACCGACTCAGACGGAAAAGTTGTATTTTCTTTGCCATCGAAGAGCGAGGTGAAGCGAGTGCTTGACTACATCGAAAAGAACGGCAAGCTGCCAGAGGAATACGACTACGTATTGACTACCTACAGTCAGGTAAGCAATGGTGTGTATGAGTTTGACGAGGACGGCAACCGCAAGGAGAGAAAGCTTGCGAAGGGTAAGACATTCGGCGCTGCTGCCCTTAGCGGACAAAGAAGACGTGATGCTATTGAAAAACTGATGGGTAACGCCTATCTTATCCTTGACGAAAGCCACACGGCTGGTGGCAATAGCGGTCAGGGCAACTATTTTCAACACATTATTCAGAAGGCAAAGAACGTTACCTTCTTCTCTGCTACCTTTTCCAAGAGACCAGACAACATGCCTATCTACGCTTTGCGTACTGCTATGAACGAGGGCGGTATGAAATCATCCGATTTGATTGATGCGGTGAAGCGTGGTGGTGTAACCTTGCAGGAGATTATGAGTCAGACCTTGACACAATGCGGTCAGATGATTCGCCGTGAGCGAGATATGACTGGCGTAACCATCGACTGGAAGGCTATTGATGATCCTGAGCGAGTGCAGGAACAGCGTGAGCAGTATGATAGTATCATCGGATTGTTTAATGATATTATCAATTTCCAAAAGAAATATGTTTCAAGTTACGTGGATGAGCGTAATGACGAGTTGGCTGCCATTCAGTCTACTATGGGCATCAAGAGGGGAACGGCCGCCCTGGGTATCAAGAATCAGCCTTTTGCCAGCAAGGCATTCAATACCGTTCAGCAGGTTCTTCTCTCCTTGAAAGCGGAGTCTGCTGCAGAACGTGCCATCGACTATTTGAAGCAGGGCATGAAGCCTGTGATTGCGTTGAACAATACCAACGAATCGCAGACTGGCAACCTTGCGCTTGGCGAGGAAATGGATGCACCAGACTTGGGTACATCTTTGAAGAAGGGTCTTGAAGGTACACTTCGCTATACCCAGAAGGATGCAAAGGATAATAGCGAAAGCGGCTACATCAAGCTTTCAGATTTGGGTGATGAGGCAGTTGAGGCTTATCACGAACTGGAAAAGAAGATTGAGCAGACAAGTACCGGTCTTTCACTCTCCCCTATTGATGTTATCAAGAACGAGCTGCAGAAGGCAGGTTATAAGGTTGGCGAGCTGACCGGTAGACAGACCGAGTTTGTTTATAACGACAACGGGACTGTTACCAAGGTAAAGCGTGCTGATACAGACAAGAAGAAACTCGCGCGCGACTTTAACGATGGCAAGATTGATGCGCTTATTCTCAACAAGAGTGCAGCAACCGGTATTTCCCTTCATGCTTCGAGCAAGTATAAGGACCAGAAGAAGCGTGTGATGATTGTGGCGCAGCAGCAGCTTGACGTAAACGATGAGGTTCAGATGCGTGGACGTATCGACCGAACCGGTCAGGTGGCTAGAGGTGCATACGAGTATGTGGTTTCCCTTATCCCTGCCGAGCAGCGACTGCTGATGATGTTTAAGGCTAAGTTGAAGTCACTTGATGCCAACACAACATCTTCTCAGAAGAGTAAGTTCAACGAAATGGAAGTTGCCGATATTACCAATAAATATGGCGATAAGGTGGTTCGTGAGTATATGGCAGAGCATCTTGACCTTTATGCTCGCATGGCTGATCCATTCGGATGGGAAAAGAGTAATGGCGATGATTTGTCTAGAATCGACCCACAGACTCTTGTTGCAAGCGGTGGCGGTGTTGGCGATGGTGAAGCTGGTGCCGATGCAAGCAAGTTGCTTGGGCGTATGGCTCTGCTGAGAGTTTCTGAGCAGGAGAAGATGTTGCAGGAGATTGGCGAGCTTTATGCAAACGAGATTCAGCGACTCAACGAAATGGGTGAGAATGACCTTGAGATTACCGAGCTGCCTTTGAAGGCTAAGACTCTCCACAAGGAAGTTTGGAAGCAGGGTGCAGAGCCGGGCGGCGATAACGCCTTTGCTGATAACACCTATATAGAAAAGGTAAACATGGCCATCTTGAAGAAACCTATGAAGGCTTCTGAGGTGAAGGCTTCGCAGGAAGGCTTGACTGGCGGTAAGACTTGGGATGAATACAAGACCGAGAAGAAGGCTGCCGTGAAGGGGTACTTCGACCAGAAGATTGCGGACGAGACTCAGAAGTATGAGGAGCGTGCCGTGAAGGCTGCAACCAAGGCTAAGGAGAAGTATATCAAGGACGCTAAGAAAGGTCAGAAGGATTCGGGCATGAGCGATGAGCAGATTGAGAAGATGGCTGGCTATCAGTATGACAACATCTACAAGCAGGAGAAAGATAAGCTGAACGATGTGGTAAAGAACCTGAAAGCCAAGGCTGAAATGTTTGACCGTGTGCTTGATACCTTCGATACTAACAGCGCTTTCGTTCTGCCTGCAGATATGAACAATCCTAACGAGCTGAGCGGATTCGGCAACAGTTATGGTAGACTTATTGACATCAAGATTACGGATAACTACTCGCCTAACGCCTCTTCTGTTTCCTTCGCTACCTTGGATGGCAGAAGAAAGATTACTTTCCCTATTGCCGGCAAGGTGGGTTCAGGTGAAAACAAGGTGGATATTATCGGTTCTATCGACCGCATGACCAAGCAGGCTGCCGGTATGGGAGATAGCCATCTCAGAGTATTGAACCAAAACTTTGATAACTGGGATAGACTGACTAGCAATGAGAGCCGCAAGAATGGTTATATCGTGACCGGTAACCTGATGCAGGCTTTGGTTGACAGTAAGGATCAGGGCTTGGGCGGTCAGTTGGTAAAATATACAACTGATACTGGCGAGGTGAAGACTGGTATCTTGATGCCAGACCGATTCGACCCTAAGGGCTTGACTACGGATGCGCCTATCAACAGCGTAGCTGATAAGTTTGAACTTTCTTCTTGGCATGGTGGTATTGACGAGGTTACTTCATCGGATGGTGAAGTAAAGGTGAAGCGCATAGACAACAATCGTGGTTACTTCTACGAGCTTCGTGTACCGAAGAGCAAGGCAAAGGGCGGCAAGTACTTCATGGATGAAGATTTGCTGAAACTGGTTAATGGCAATAACTTCGAGACAAGAGGCAACAATATGCTTGCTGAGTTTAAGCCAGAGCAGTTGAAGCCAGTACTTGACCGCCTGTCTAAGATGGGTGTGAAGGTGCAGGAGGAGCGCAAGACTTCTGAGGATGAAGGCACCCACTTCCGTGAGGACCGAGGCTTGCAGTATTCTAAAACAGATACAAAAGATGTTAAGAATAGTAGAATCATTCCGGAAGATGTAGATAAAAATGTATCTTCGCAGATTGAAAAGAAGTTTGATTCTGCCATTGAAGACATTGTAGAGTATGCAGAAGACAGAGATAAGTCTAGACTTGTTGATGATGCAGACTATGCCGTGGAGGAGTTTTCCAATCTTGGCAGAAGCGTTATAGAATATTACAAGAATGATTATGAACGAAAAGTTGAAAAGTTATCAGGACAGCATACCGGAGGACATCTTGGTGGTACGAATGACGGTAAGGGAAATAGAGGCTCTTATCTACTGCAATATTATAAGACCATTCTCGCCGTCGCTGACAGAGAACTTGCCTATAGAGACGCTAGAGCAAAGAATCTCAGAGAGACTTGGGGATTGCACCCAGGAGGAACGTTCACACTTGGAGACGTTGAACGAATTTTTAAAGAAACAAATCGAGATAAAGAAAAGGCTAAACTCTTCCAAAGAGTTCTCGATATAAACAAACGTCTTGGTGTTAACATCAAGGTAAGTGCCGAGAGTCCGAAGAAGAGATCAGGAGAAGCAGACATCTACAGGAACATTGATTTGTATATTGATGGCCTGACAAAGACCAAGGCTCCAGACTACGCTGCCCCTACTATTATGCTGCATGAAATGATTCATGAGGTAACAATGGGTGCTATCAATCTCGTTAAGAAAGGCAAGGCTGAGGGAATGCTGACTCCTAAGCAGATAGAGGGCGTTAAGACTATCCTCGAAATCTATGACAAGGTAAAGGACGATAAGGAACGCTTCAAAGAAGAGCCTTACGGTCTGACTGATGCTTACGAGTTGACTGCTCAGATGGCAGATTCTAGACAGAGAAAGGCGATGGACTTGTCTATCTGGGATAGAGTTATGAATGCAGCACACGAATTTGCAAGAAAGGGAGACCGTTCTATCCTGCAACGCTTGAAGGATGCTTGGAAGAAACTCTTTGAGGTTTCTGACAAGGATAAGATGGGTAAGGCTATCAATGACATCATTGATGATTTCAATGAAACCATTGATGATATTTCCATGAATGATATTGAGCAGGACGGATTTGCCTATAAGGTTACAGACAAGGACGAGCTGGACCGCCTCAACAAGGAGAAGACTTTCAGAATGTATAGCGGAATGCAGGAGGTGGACGGAAAGTTGTACTCTCCTATGGCTGCTATCATTGACGGAAAGCGTACTGATGCTACCGAGATTGGTGCTTGGATGGGCGCAGACGAGCGACCTGACCTTGTGAAGAACGGAAAATTCCAACTTGTGAAGACCGACAAGAACCCTGGAGCAGGAGAAGGACCAGTGCCGGCAGCTTATAATCCTTATATGCACACTTCTACTTCGGTGATGAACGACCAGTTCTCTGGTGCTTACGCTAGAGGCAACATCAAGGTTGTTGAATGGGAGATTCCTGAGAGCGAAAAGACTAGCGGCTATCACGCCGAGGGCGCAAAGAACTCTGTGGGCTTGGTACCTTGGACTTCTGGAACAGTAAACAGTCTTCTGCCAAAGGACAGACAGAGAAGCGTGATGCTCTCTAGATGGAGAAAGGCAGTAAGAATATTGCCTGACGAGGAGGTTGCAGAGAAAATCGCCGACCAACTGAGAGGAACAGGATTGGCTATCCCTTGGAACGTAGTTACCCCTAACCAGTTGAGAGAGCTTGTAAAACTTGGTGTGCCTATCACTACCGTAGAGCAAGGCAGACAGAACCCTGAAACAAAGGAGAAGTTCTTGAAGCAGATGGCTGAACTGGAACAGGAGTTCCCTCAGGCAAAGTTCGTTAACGTAAAAATGACAAAGGATGCCTACAAGGAATGGGGCAAGAATGGCGGCACCAAGTTCCGCACAGATAACGGCGAAAGCAACTACCCTGCTTCATCGGTTGAGAACCATATCGAAAAGGTGGCTCAGAAGACTGGCGCAAAGGTGAACATGGTTTCATCGGTTGATGAAATCACCAACAAGGCAGCGAAGGCTGCTATTGAGGATGGCAGAAAGATAACTGGCTGGTATGACGAGAAGACTGGCGAGGTTCATCTTTACATGCCTAATATCCACGACAGATATACTGCCGAGAAGACCATCTGGCATGAGGTGGTTGGACACAAGGGAATGAGAGAGTTGTTTGGTGATGAACGATTCGATAAGTTCCTTCGTGAAGTATGGTATGACTTGGATAAGCCTGAGAATGCGGCTTTAAAGAAGCTGGTGGATGAGGAGAGAAAGTTCAATCCTCTGAATATCTATGATGCCATTGAGGAAGGTATCGCCCGACTCGCCGAGGATGGCAAGGGTGAACCGGGTTTCTGGAATGGCATCAAGAATAAGGTATCTGATTTCCTTCACGAAATCGGTTATCGTGTTGCTCCTAATACTAAAGATGTGAAGTATCTGCTCTGGTTGAGCAAGAACTTGCAGAAGAATCCGAATGACCCTTATTGGAAACTGAGAGCCGAGGCGGTGAAATACCGTCTCGACCATGAGCGTGTGCCTGTGGTTGAAGCGCATGATGGTATGTTCTACGGAAATGACGGTAAGGTTAGAAGTATGGATAATCTTACCAAGGCAGAGTGGAATGAGGCTACAGATGGTGAGATTCACTTCCGTACTACCCCATCTGCCGGCACGGCACTTGACAGATACCACCGTTCGCTTGATGAACATGGCTATATGTTCACCGAGAGTTATATGGACAATATGCTTTCGTTGAAGAAGTTGATGAATGCGATTGTGCCTGATAAGAAGATTGAGGATATTGCTTCTTCGGAGAATCCTTATATACTGCAGAACACCATGCAGGGTGCGATGAGTGATGCGGCTCAGATGTTTGAGCGCAACGTGATGAAGCCTCTTGACAAGGCCATGGCCGATGTGCTGGATGCTTTCGATGGCAAGAAGGATGATGAGAAGATCAGAAACTTCAATCTCTACATGATTACCAAGCATGGTTTGGAGCGAAACAGAGAGTTCTTTGTGCGTGATTTCCTGAAGAAGATGAGGATGGACGAGCAGAAGAAGCAGGATGCCGACTTCTTGGAAAACAGTTATTATAGCGATAAGGAGTATCTTGACAACGAGTTGAAGGCTGACAACATCGACCTGAAGGAGTACTACAGACAGTTGGACGAGAGCATCAGAAACCACTTTGATGCTGACTTCGAAGCTGGCGAACACGACTATTCTGGTATGCACGCTATTCAGGAAGTGGCGAAATCTTCTGACCCTTACAATGATGCCGAGGCTATTCAGAGCGTGATGGATTCGGAAGCGAAGATGGAGAGCATCAAGAAGGGAGCTGTGAAGGACTATTGGGATAAGGTGAAGGCTGCTACCCAGTATTCTATTGACAGCGACTACAAGAACGGCATCATCAGCAAGGAATTGCATGGTCATGTATCTAATATGTTCAACTGGTATGTGCCTTTGAGAAAGTATGAGGAGGCTACGGCAGAAGATACTTATGGCTACATTACTGAGCAGGGAGACCCGAAGAGTTATATCGGAAGCACGATCATGAGAGCGAGAGGACACAAGTACCTGAGTGAAACAAACGTACTGGCGCAGATTGGTGCGATGGGTAACAGAGCTATCAAGAATGGTGGTATGAATGCTATCCGTCAGGCATTTGCAAGATTCGTAAGAAACAACTCGAACAATAATCTTGTGACGGAGACTAGGGTTTGGTACGCCGATGACCCTATCACTCACACCACCGTGGAGCGTTACCCAGACATTCCCGAGGACGCTACGGCTGATGAAATAAATCAGATAGTTGCAGACTTCAATATGGAAATGAAGGATTTGGAATCAAAGGGGTTGGCGACAAAGGTGTATCGAAGAGGAAGAATCGGCTATAAGTTCCAAAGAGCGGAGAATAAATCGCAGCATATCGTAGATGTGAAGATTGCCGGAAGGACCCATACCTTTATTATCAACGGAAATCCTAGAGCGGCGCAGGCTCTGAATGGATTGCTGGAGAACTCGGGCGCCAAGGGTATCATGAAACCATTGAGTTCTATTTCAAGAATGATGGCGCAGTTGTGTACATCATATAACCCTGAGTTCGTGATGCGAAACATCATGCGTGATGCTGAGTTTGCATCTAGCAACGTTACTTCTAAGGAAGGTGCAAGATATGGTGCGCTCTGGGCGAAGTACTATGCGCAGTTGGGCTTGTATAAGGGTGCATCGAATATCAGCTTCAAAGATTTGAGTGGAACTACTGGCTTGGGCTTGTTTGCCAAGTATCGTAACGGAACACTTGATACTTCTGACAAGGTACAGAGATATTTCAAGGAGTTTATGGAGAACGGCGGCGAAACCGGTTGGGTACAGATCAAGAACATGCAGGACTGGACCAAGGAGTACAAAAAAGATGTGAAGAGCGAAAGAAGCAAGATTGACAAGGGCGGTGCTGTCCTTCGTGACTTCTTCTTCGGAAATCTGGCGAACATCAACGAGGTGGCTGAGAATATCGCCCGATTTGCTACCTATTGTGCGAGCCGAGACAGTAACCGCTCTATCATCCGTTCGGTCTATGATGCGAAGGAGGTATCTACCAACTTCAACCGCCATGGTAGCGGTGATGCCATCAAGAGTTTCAAGAACGGAGAAATGACTGGCGGCAAGGCGGCTGCAAGATGGACTTACGGATTTACGGCTAGCTATCTGAGACATTGTTCTATGTTCTTCAATGCCGGTATTCAGAGTACAAATCTTCTTGTGAAGAACTTGAAGAATCATCCTGTGGGTACTTCTATCAATATGCTTGCCATTCCTTTTGCTCTCGGTGCGTTGGCTGCACTAGGTAACAATGTGCTGATTGCGAGTGAGGACGAGAAGGACAGAAAGGGTGTGAAGGACCCATACGGCGAGCTGCCTGACTACGTGAGAAGAAACAATCTCTGTATATATAAAGGTGGCGGACAGTTTATTACTATTCCGCTTGCCATCGAGTTGAGAGCCTTCTATGGTTTGGGTGACTTGGCGGCTGGATTGACCTTCTCGCCAAACGTAAGCGGGCAGAAGAATCCTGCCTTGGATGCCGTGGGCTGTATGTCGCAGCTTGTGCCGGTGATGGACTATCTCGGCAACTCTTCGGCTGGCAAGGAGCCATTGAACGAGACGATCAAGGCTATCTCTCCTTCTGCCCTATCTCCTTTCGTGGAATGGGAGTTAAACACCGACTGGAAGGGTGCGCCGATTGAAAGACGTGGTGACTGGAATGAAAATTCCCCTGCTTGGCAGAGAGCCTACAAGGGTGTGCCTGACGGATATATGGCTGTGAATAAATGGGTGAATGCCCAGACCAACGATGTAGCCAAGGGTAATGAGGATATGTTGGGTAACAGTTTCCTGGATATGGTAACGAACCCTAGTATGCTGAATCACTACATCGGTGGTATAGGTGGTGGCGCTGCTACCTTTACTGAGCGAGCTATCGGTGTTATTAAGCATGGAAGCGATACGGAAACCAAGGATATTCCTTTCCTTCGCTCCCTACTCTATACGCCAAGTGAGCAGAGCAGTTTGCAGCGAACCAAGAGCAAGTGGTATAACTACAAGGACGAAATGGAAAAGACCATGGCCAACGTGGACCGCCTGAAATCGAAGAACGTTCCGCTTGACAAGAGAATCACCAATATCGGGGAGTATTTCCACTTCCAAAACTCCAAGGAGGCTGCCAAGGTTAGAATCATCGAGCTGGCAGAGAAGCAGATGAAGCGATGGAAGAAACTCAGAGATAAATCTTCAGATACCGAGAGCATCAACTTCGCTAACCAGAATATTGACAGGATCATGATGGATGCGGTGGATGAACTGGATAGATTGGAATAAATAAAGAAAGGAGTGGGCGCAAGGCTCACTCCTCTCTTGTTTATAATCCTAATGCCTTTGTATGAGACATTTTGTTTTCTCCCTTTATCAACTTTATTGCATCTGATTCATAGAAACATCTAGAACAGAAGCAATCAATGTAAGGCGTATATTTATAGTAATGTACTTCGTTTACACTATATCCTTTTTTAATTAATGGGCATGAACTATTTGAATGTATGGTTTGCTTGTGATTAGCCAAATCCCTTTCTATGTAAACGTAATCACCTAACCTAGTTGGCATTAAATGGTATACAACAACAAGAATCATCCCGAAGACTAATAATGCTAAGACACGTACATGTATCCTTTTTATTTTTTGAGCAAACCGCATATCATACATATCTGTCTTAGAAACTAATGCGCTATTATTAGTCTTACCCACCGTACATATACGATATAACGACAGACAGGCTAATATGAATAGCACGGCAAATACAATAATTGAAATAATTGTTTCCATACGCTATAAGCTTTATTTTTATGCAAAGGTAGGGATTTTTTTGATAGGTTGTATCAGATTTGGGGCGTTTTTTTCATTGTTTAGATTTTTGCTAAATAAATGAGCAGGAGGTGACTCAGCATAAAATGCTGAGGAACGGGGGCTAGAGGGGGCTTTTCTTGCTTGTGGCGGCTTGACAGAGGGAGCCTAGGAGGTAGCATGGTTCTTCGGTGTACATATTTATAAGGAACTGCTCGGATATGTGCTGAACCACATGGAGCATTTCGTGGGTGAGGCTGTTTGTGTACTCCCCTTTTGAGGTGGTCCAGCCTATTACTACTATCGTTTTTCTGGTATCTGTGTTGGAATAGGTTATTCCTTTATTGGCTTCACCTTCGAGCACGAGATTACAGGCATCTTCGAGAGGAATGCCGGTGCATCCCAAATCCCGAAGATGCCTTCTTACCTTCATGGCATCCTTAGAATGAACATCGTACATTACATGTACTGCCCAGTCATACCTTTCCAAATATATCTCCTGCTCAGTCACTTTCTAACTTAACATTTAACATTCAACACTTAACATTGCTACAAAATCTCTTCCCAAGGAATGCCCACACCATTGAAAGATGTGTCTGCATAGAAGCGGTTGAAGATGAAACCATCCTGCTGATCCTCATCATCTACGTAGTCTTTGATGAACTGGGCCATCTGCTTTTCTTCCGTGATAGACGAGCCGTAGAAATCAGCCAGACACATGTGTGCGATATAAACCGCATCGTAGCCCACATTATTCTCCAGCACGATATTATTCTTCTTCAGAATGTCCTCAATATCATCCTTGCTCATCATGCGGATAGGCTTACCGTTCTTCCGCATCTGCTTCACTGCCCACTCACACATCTTCTTGTTGAAGTGCCAGCCATTGTAGCGAAGGTAAGCCCTCATTTCCTCTGGCTGATAATCGTAGGCGTTCAAAGCTTGTCTGTATTTTCTTTCCATAATCTTTCTGATATTAAAAAGGGTTTGGTAACGAAATCTGTTTCACTACCAAACCCCAAGTTAGTTAATACTCGTCGCCGTAGCTTCGATAATCACGTTCTCCACGGTCTCTGTCGTCACGTTGGCGCATGTCGTCGTACTCTTCATGCTCTCGCATACCACTTCTGCCTCCACGACCTCTGTAATCGGGCATGCGGTTGCGCTCGCCGTATCGGTCACGTCTGCCTTCACGCTTCATTTCGCCTAGGCAGTTCATCGCCTTATCCAAGTAGCGCAAGCCCTTCTCCACGTTCTCATACAAGCCATCGAACTTGTCTTCTGTAATCTCAACCATTATCATAATTCTAAGATTTTTAAAGTGAATAGATAGGAGATTACTTGTTTATCGCCTGTTGGAGCAATCCCATCATCTTGTCGAGCTTGCCCTCCATGCCAGAAACCTTGCCTTCAAGCTTGCTGATTTTCTCAGTCTGTTCCCTCTCCTTGGCAATCTGGGGGTTGAGTTGCAATAGCATTCCCTCACAAGAATCAACGACTTTCTTGTGGTAATCTACGCTCTCCAGTATCGCCTTGGATTGTCTCAGCATCGTATCGACCTCTGCACTCATGGCTTCCTTGTTGTCGCTCACCACAAGATTCTTGTCGTTGGCTATCTGTCCGTTAGCAGGTAGCTGCTTGAAGTCCACCTCCTCATCGTTCAGCTTCACCTTCACATCAACCACAGTCTCCATAGGCTGAGGCGTGAAGCCATTGTTAAAGGTAGGGTATTTCGTCTGAGGGTTGCTGACTGAAACAACCTGACCAATCTGCAAGTTAGGGTTTTCGCCCTTATCTAGGACATAGAATAAAGAATTTGTTCTTAAACCTTGAAACATAATGTAATCTCCTATTATCTATTCTGTTTGTTAAACAATACCCGTCATCAGCTGAAGGGTGTTAGTGTCTCTCTCAAACCAGAGCTGAACCACTCCAGTTCCCGGCACGTCTGCAACCGTCAAAGCATCACCATTGAATTTGGTTACAGCTTGGGTTACGCCGTTGGTCTCGAAAAGGATAGGCAGCGTACCAGTCGTTCCAGTCGGAATAGCCTGCTTCAGATTTACGAAAATCGTTCCTCTGTAGTTGGCATTCACGAAGGCGTGGTTTTTAAAGGTGAACACCACATTGGCAGTATTCACCGCCACGCCTGTAGAAGCGATAGCCGCCGAACCGTTACGATTCACCCATGTATAAGGTCTTAACCATAACATAGCAGCCTCCTTTCTTTAACCCCAGAATCCTGCATTAGCAGCATTCAGTCCGTACAGACCTGCCTGATAAGCCACGCAGTTAGGAACCGCTGTAAATGGGCTGTAAGGGGTGGTTACTGTCTCTGGCAGCTTACACTTGATGCCTGCCACCTCGCTCTGCAGACCTGCAAGCACAGCATTGATAGGTGCTACAGCTTGACCAACAATCTGAGAAGTCATGGCAGAAGACTTGAAGGTACTGTTCTCTTCACGCAGAGAATCAATCTTGTTCTGCATTTCGCGCATCTCAGCCTGCTTCTGACCGTCAACGATGGTCTGAGTGCTTTCCTTGATAGCGTTATGCAAATCGCAAGTCTGTCGCTGAGTCTCGTAAGCTACGTTAGAGAAGCCACGCTCCTGACCTACAGCCACGTTGTTGATGGCATTCTGTAAGGTACCAGTCTGCTGGCAGATAGCCAAGCGGTTCTCGCAGCAGCAGTTTGCAATCTGCTGAGCAATCTGCATGTTACCCTGCTGCAAAGCATTGATGGTCTGCATACCGCTCATACCAACCTGATTACCTACACTCTGAACCTGAGAAGTCAAAGCAGAAATGGCATTCTGAATCTGACCTTCGGTACAATTGAGCTGAGTAGCCAAATTGCTGAGCGCATTACGATTACCACCGATGGCATCCATCAAAAGGGCACGACCATTGTCGTTGTTAATCTCGTTAGCAAGACCGCCACGACCGTTATTGCCGAAGCCGCCCCAGCCATTGCCGCCCCAACCCATAAGGAAGAAGAGGAAGATAACCCACATGAACCAACCACCTTCACCGCCGAAGCCATTGTTGCCCTTCATAGCGAGAAGCACATTTGGATCTACACCCTGCTTCTGGAGCAGAGGAGCAAGAAGTCCAAGCATTCCGTTTGAACCTCCGTTTTGGTTTTCACCAAAGATGTATGTCTTAGATTCTGACATAATGAAATAGTTTATTCGTTTCGTTCACTATTGAACTTGGTGCAAAGTTACGAAGAAGATGAGGCTCTGCCTAACTATGCTCAAAATAAAGTTTTTGAGGGTTAGGTAACTGTTTTTCAAGGATTTATAATGAGTAAGATGTTGCTCAATTATTTAGCACAATTCTAAACTAGGAAAAAAGTAAGCTTTGTCCGGTACAACCTATTGATATTTTTGCTACTTTTGCAGAAAAATAACGTTTAATAGTTTTTAGAATATGAAAAAGTTTATAGCATCAATTTTGTTTCTATTTGTCGCATTGTTTGTTAATGCGCAAGTTCTTCATATTTATGGAGGTGAAGGCCATGACGTTTATTTAGGAAGTTTAAATACTGATCCTTATGATAATAGTTCGATATGGAACGAATATGGAACTTATGGAAGCTCGTATAGTTCTAAGTCAATATGGAATGAATATGGTGAATATGGTAGCGAGTACAGCCAGTATTCGCCATGGAATGAATATGCTTCATATCCACCTGTTATTGTAGATAAGAGTGGAAATTTTTATGGCTATCTAACGGTTAATAAATATAAGGATAAACGTTCTAGATTGAGACTTGTAAATATACTGTGCGCTAACTACGAAGAGATACGTGAAGATGTCAGTGAATGGTATGATAGAATATTTGAATAAATATGAAAGTTATCATTATATCTTTAATCCTCCTATGTCCTAGCATTTCTTCTAAACATGTCTATATCTGCACAGGACCAAATGCCTATGCTTATCATAAGACACAAACTTGTAGAGGTCTTCGACACTGCACTGGAGAAATTAAAGAAATTAGTTTAGCGCAAGCTAAGAAGGACAATCGAAAAGCTTGCAAATTATGTTATAAAAAGAAACATATATGAAAACAGAGGAATGGGTTGTTCTCATAATAATTGTGTTGGTCGCTATTGGAAGCTGCGGTGGTATGAATGAAGATGGTCCCGATAGAGGCGATACTGGGTATGAAGATATAAGCCGTAGTATAAACGGTGTGGCATTATAAGCATCTGTTAAGATATTGCAAGATGCTTTTGACAAACAACTTGATATTATTAAAATGTTGAGAGACAGAATTGATAAAATGACTCCTGATGATATAGCATAAGAAAAGGGTGAATCTTTTGACTCACCCTTCTTCTTTATTTATGAAGTCAGCGACTTAGAGCTCTGAGAAACTAGGAGTTATGGTTACATCTTCATTTGGCATTATAAATGTATAGTATACACCATACTCATTTGTTCTTTTTGTTGCTTCAATGCTTTTTCCAGATATTGTTACAACAGATATGCCTTGAATTGTATAACTTTCCTTAGCTTTGCATCTTACAGAAACTATACCACTTGACACCCATGATGAGTAAGCTGTAGTAATGCTACCACCACTAGTTTGCTGCAAATTAAGTTTAAAGAGTCTATCACTTATACTTTCATTGCCAAATATTTCCAAACATTTATTCGCTATATTAAGTTGTCCTATATCCGATGGGTGTCCGTCAGACACTCCTGAATTTTGAATGTAATCCATACCATCAGATTCACTTGATACATAATCACCAAGGGAGTATCTTCCTACTAGAGATACACTCATACAATTTATAATTTGAACATTGTTTTTGTTTGCAGCATTGATTAATGCCGTACTTCTGTCTCCATTAATAGCAGGGGCACCTAACATAACATATATGTCAGCCTTAATACAAATGGATTTTATATACTTAATAAGAGCCGCAAATGAACTTTCCATAGTGTCACTATATGTAGTGTTCTCTCCTAGCTGAATTATTACAACATCATATTCATTTGTTAGTCCTAATTTTGAGAAATCATAACTAACTGAATAATTTCGTTCAAAATCAACTCCACTCTTTACAGAGAACACACAACCATTTTTTGATTGAATCAATTTGAACCATTGAGTCTTTTCTGTAGATGCTGCCATGCAATTATAAGAAAACCATGTTGTTCCACTAGGTCCATAATTTGAATAACTATTACCTATGATTAGTCCTTTTTTATAGTTCAATAACTTTGCGATAATTTCACCATTGGTGATTACTATTTTATATTTATCACCAGTAGCAGTGTCACTTAATATATTGATGTTGTCAACTCGTGAAGAAACTGCTTGCAAGTCTGTATTTATGTTTTCAATATCTTGCTTATAAGCGAAAATACTTTCTACTTCTACTGCATCTACAACAAAGCCATAATACCCATTTGTCTCATCTTTAACAACGGATGAATTAATATTAGTTGTATAAGTAACTTTCTTATTAGGGTTATAGGTTGCTGTATCTAAAGCAAAAGTTGCTCCAGTTGCAGATAAACACTTTAGCTTGACAAATAAGCATTCTCCTTTCTTTAATACTTCATTATCAATAGCTACTTTATAATTCATTTTTGCAACTTTAGATGCTTTAGCAGAAAAAGAGCGATTATACAATACCCAACCTCTTTGGTCTATTGTTCCAACAAGAAACTCCATAACTGTATTATCATAGTTACAATCATCAGAAAATATAACCATAGATATGTTTTTTATGACTATATCTTTATCTGTTGGTCTATCTATGCCAAAGATGATGTCATTTCCCTTAGAACCATATATCCATCCAGTGATGCTTTTTGTTGCAAAGTTAATATAGTCGGAATCACTGGCTTTCATCACACCAAGAATAGGAGTAAAAGATTTTATCTCTTGAATTGTCTCATACGCAATTTCATCTATATTTACTTGCACAAAACCGGTTGAAGATGTAATACTACCTCCCGAAACAATCATTTGTAATAAATAGGTATTTGTATTAGCAGAAACATCACCAAAAACCTTTTGATTTCCAAATGATGAATTACCGTTGAAAGTAGCATCATATTTCTTAGATATTGGATTGTATAAAGCCAATGCAATATTGCCAGTATATTGAACCGAAAAATTTCTTGTTATAAGGCTTATTTTTTGACCTTTACAAAAATTGCCTTTTATTGTCGCAACATTAGGAAGTGTTACCGTTGACAATGTATCATCAAACGATATAGTCTTTCCTACCTGCACATTCAATATATCATCAATATTGCTTACGTTATTAGCAATTTCCTTTGATTGGTTCTCTATTAATTGCTTGTTAGTATAAATTTGTCCATAGGCAAACTTAATTTCAGCACTAACATTTGTTACACCAGAGGCTAAATTGACTTGTAATTTATCTATTATTACATCAGAATCGGCTGTGTAATATTCTTCTCCATCATTTCTGAGTTGACAAAAGTATTTTCTTGTTGTAGAGCTAAAGAAACAAATTACAGCATCACCTATTCCATTTTTATTGAAGGAACTAACCGACAAATATAAAGTATCTCCTTTTTTTAATGATATATTAACAGGTTGATTATAATTTGAAGTAATACTTATCTTTGTTTTAGTGCCAACTATAGTGGATAAGTCGCTGAGTTTTTCTTCTACAGAAAACCAGTTTGACGGGTCTGCTGACCATGCATTTGCCTTTAAAGTATAGCGGTAGATGGTATCACCTGATTTGTATGTGATATTGAGACCTACTTTCTGAAATGCTGTAGGAACAGAGTTGATGGCATCTTGGAGAGTTGTATGGGTTATGGTTCCACCTTTTGAGCAGTCGTATGTTAGGATGCCTAGCTTGCCTACCTCGGCTGAAAGAAAGTCGGTCTCTCCACCAGTTATAGCATCATTGACTAGGGCCTTGTTGCTCGCATCGGCTACGCCGCTGTTTCCCTGCATACCAACTTCACCCTTGTCTCCTTTTTCTCCTTTGTCGCCTTGTTCTCCCTTTGCGCCATTGTATATTTCGAAGGACTCTTTAGTACCATCACCTAGTGTTGCCTCTATCGTATTGAGACCAGAAGATTCTGTAGTTTTTCTTGTCTGTTCTAACTTAACAATAGATGTTCCCTTATCACCCTTTGAACCTTTCGATCCATTGAGAATTTCAAAGACTTTACTCCATCCGTCAGAACGAGTAACGCGGATAATGTTCTTTCCTCCATCCTCTGCGGATTTAACAATCTGTTCAATATTTGAAATATCATAGCCACGTTCACCTTTATCGCCCTTATCACCTTTGCTTCCTCTGGTGAACTCCAAGAAATCGATTTCAGATTTATCTTCATTGCCAGGCTGCTCAGTCCAAATATCATAAGCAGACTTTCCGTTTAGACCAGACAAGCCTTGCTCTCCTTGGATTCCTTGCGGACCACGCAACTCACCACAATCTTGATACATACCTGACTCTGGAGTCGAGCCATTACCAACGTAAACATAAAGATGGTTATCGACGAGCCAGCCTATTGTATTTTCTTCTGTTGGCAAAGAAGAAAGATTATCTGCTACCTTGAATGCAGATATACGTGTAGTAAGCAGAGATAACATATTTGCTATCTCTGTACTCAACTTGCTTGATGTTACTGAACCATCGGCAAGTTTTCTTTCCGTAACTTGTTTGTCTCCAATGTCTGGTGTTTTAATCAAAGGAACGGAATCTCCTAACTTATTATCTTGTCTAAATGTAGGCATATTTTATTTCTTTTGGTTCTGTAGAAGTGAATATTTGAATTTGGACGGTATCGGGAATAACCGAGATACGGAACTCGAAGGACTGGGTGTCCTTGTGGCGACGTATTGGGACGCGAGGAAAATTTCCCTTATCATCTGACTGACGGATAACCACCTTTCCTTTTTTTCTTAGCGTGATCCTTAGGAAAATATCACGGCGAAGAGTAAGGATTGGAGTTACCCATGCAAGTTCGTTGGCATCGTATGTGGCTGTTACATTCTCCATATCGTCTTTATTTTGAGGTTTGATTTACGCCTAGCTGTTGCAGGGCGATGGTGTACATCTGGCTAGCCTTGGCATCATCGTAGGCTGAGAGGAGCAGAAAGGCGATATAATAGATGAAGGCATTCTTTAGTTTGTCCGGAATGGAAACATCTGTTGTGGAAACGTCTGTGCTCACAGACTTAGGTACGCCCACATAGGTAATGACCGCCGTTGAAGTCTTGGGCTGCATGAGGATCTTGATTGGATTCTCTCGCATGATGGCAGCCTGTGGGAAATCAATGGTACCCTTGGCGGTATCGTCGTACATCATAAGAGCTTCATCATCGGTATCCTCTACTGGGGTGACTGCCTTATACCAAGAAGCGCCACGAATGCGGTTGATGGTAATAATCTCCATATTGGAAGGCATGGTGATAACACCGATGTTGCGATTAGAATCAAAATCGGACACCTGAATTGTGTCAGAAGTCGAGCCTATGCTCTTGGAATCGGACAGGACAGGCGAAGATGCAGCAGTAATAGCTATCCAATGCAGCGCATCGTTTATCTTCGACTTGATGATGTTGTCCATATACAAATCATCATTCTCATCGGCAATTTCCGATGTATTGTTGGATTCCTCGTCTATGCACCAACGTACTGCCTTTATGATTTTCTCTATACTCATTTACACCTTATTATATATATTACTCCTTGCCGTAATCAGGGAAAATAATACCAGCCTTGTCTGCATGCTTCATAGCAGTTTCAAGAGTTCTGCAATCCTTGTCAAAACGGTTGTTTATGTAATTAATAATTTCTTCCGCTGTACGGATGCCTGTTACCTCCTCTTTCTGTGACTTTTTTGTAGTCTTCTTTGCCGGCTCATCTACGGTAGACTTTAATGCGGCATTCTTTTCTTCTTCGAGTTTAGCCTTTTCACCAGGGTACTCCTCTTCCTCATGGTCGAGAACAATAGTATTGTTGGCAAAAAGCAAGCTAGACTCTAGAAGTTCCTGACAGTATCGGTTTCGCAGCGTAAGTGAAGGATATTTGTTTATAATTACATTACCATTTGCGAAAGGATAGCGAACCTGATTACCCTGCTTACCTGAAAGCAGATAGCTAATGCTATTTTGATTTACTCGTGCTTTATATGTCTTAATCATATTTATTCTTTATAAATGGTGGGCAGAGCAAGATGCACCTGCCCACCGATGGTTTATAGTGATAATTTACTGCGCTGTATCTTGACCAGCATAGATAGCCCAAGCGGTGCCAGTGTAGTATAAAACTGTACCTGCCTCATACTTGACATCATCAGTAGGAGAATCAGCACCCTTTAAGGTGTAGTTTTGCGTGAGCGCAACCTTCATACCCTTTGATGGATTCTTAGGAAGTTCCTTAGCAGAAATGATGGCATTAAGTGACTCTGTGGCAATCTTAGCAATCTTATCAGCAGGACCAACCAAGATTGAGTTGTAACCACGAAGTGCCACACTATCTGCCTCCTGATGAATCCAACGCTTAGCGTCACGAACCTCGCCACCTCCCTTAGACATATCATTGGTCTGCTCCTTCTTGCCAATCTTGACGTATCGGCGAGAAGCCTTAGGGTCAAAGATAACCATGAAGTCTGACATACCCAAGAGATCGAGAGTCTGAGTCCAAACGAAATCAATAGAACCGAAAGTGTCCTTGAATCGCTTGAAGGTAAGGTCGAACTCGTTGTGATTAATGAAGTCGTTCTGATGACTTCCCTCCAACTTGATATTCTCCAAACGTTCGATAGCATTCTTACCACAGAAGGCAAAACAACGATCATTCTCGGAAAATTCCGTGAACTGGAGTTTGGAAATAGCAATCAAATCGCCAAGCGTATAAGTATCACCGATGGAGTATGTATTGGTGAGCTGATTGATGATACCCTCAGAGGTATAGACATCTTCAATCTGTCCGTCGCCGGTCTCTGCCTTGAAGCGAGACTTGCATCCAAGCAAATAAGTACGCTCTGCACGTAGGTTATACTTGATGATAGCATCGGTCTTCAAGTCGGCAACGGTAATAGGCTGTTCCTTCTTTACCTTCTCGTAGTCATCTGTAAAAACGATGTTCAAGAGTTTCTTCTGAACATACACTTCTTTCTCGCGTGGCTGGAAGTTCTCAGGCGTAATGGTGAGCTGAGACTCAGAAGCAGCAGATGCACCAGCAAGGAACGTTGTTCCAACAGGGATTTCCGGGCAAGTCATGTTGTCAAGATTGTCTCTTGAGTCTCCACTAACCTTCGGCTTTCCGTTGACAGCCTGCATAACCGCTTTTTTACCGTTAGCCTCAATTACATAAAGCATCAGTGTACCCTCTGTCTTGGTCTGTGAGCCAGCAGCATAACCGGGAACACCAGAAGCAAAAACAGTAGTGCCTTTATAGAATGGGCGAATAGAACCAGAGAAGTTCGTTGAATTAATCTCGATGGTGTCAGCAGTTTCAATTTTCTGAATAGTCTGTCCATCAAGAGTTTCGCCACCAACACGCTGATGCGAGATTGACCAGTTCTTAATATTTACTGTTTTTGCCATACGGCGAACAATAGAAAGAAGCGGTGTCTTGAAAGGATAGAACTTAACAATCTCACTATCCCACTCCTTGTCAAGCAGACCACCCTCACGAAGCTGTGTACTAGAAGCCTGAGAGCCTGTAAGGTCTTGACCGTCTTTTTTTCCACCAGGGCTAAGCCTGTCGTTAGCATTAGGGTCTACTGGCTCTTTTGCGGCAACAGTCTCTTTGTCTGCAGGATTTACACCCTCGTTACCAATTTGTGGCTCCACAAGGTCTGCTACAGCCATCATACCACCACCTGTAACTACGGCAACAAGCATCAGAATCATCTTCATGATGAACTGACCGCTCATAAAATTCTTAAAACAATTTTTCTTCATTTTATACATATATTAATGGATTAATTACTTCTAATATCATCAAAGAAACTATCACGTTTCTGTTTCTTTGCCGGTTTATTTCCTGCGCCCGAACTAGAAAGAGAAGGAGGAATGCCTTCCGTGCTAGAAGAGCGAACCTTATTCTGAATCTTCTCGTTTCGGGCTTGCATAGCCGCCTCGTCACGCGCCGAAGTGATGTCGGAATCATAGTTGTTGGCATTGTGGAGCATCTTCCAAATATCATCTGAAATATCGCCACTCTCTACCTTGTCGTGAATCTCGTAAATCTGGGACCACATATCCTGCGCATCATCGGGATAGAGCTTCATCAGGCGTTCAAGCGACTTGCGCATGTTGGCAGTAACCTTTTCGGTAGCCTCGTTCTGTTCAGCCACGTCCTCGTTATGCTTGGCGAGAATCTCAGCGAGTTTCTTGCCGCCTTCAGGATCATCAAGCAACGTCTTTACATCAATACCCAAGCGAGCCATCGCATCGAACGGATTGTCGTCCGGATTTTTCTCCATATCCATTGCCAGAGCAGCGAGCCACTTGTGCTTATCGAATACTTTAGACAATGCCTTACCGCTCTGTTCGTACTGTCCGAGCAAATCAGCATCATCATTCATTGCCGCATAACGAGCTTCCTTGTCTTCGAAGTCGATGTCAGAATGGCGATTAGAGAAGCGCTTGGAGAAAGCTGTACGATTAGGGCGCTCATCTACAGACGTTTCATCTGTAGCAGCCTCAGCAGGTGGAGCCTGTTGTGCGCCACCTTCCTCATTCATCTGTGCTAATTCTTCTTTTGTCATATCTCTATACTGTTTGAAACTTTTCGGCAAAAATGCAAATAATTTGAAGAAGTTTTGCCGTGCTCCAACCTTGCGCTTGGTGGTTGGTTGGAACACGGCAAAGAAAGCCATGTTTTTGCCTATTTTTGCGCCTATAATTAATAATGTATAAGAAAATGGTAAAGGCAAGAATACTGACACTTAGCAAAGTGATGCCTCAACATAACAAGTATGACTCGGTTAAGGCTCGCAAGCGAAGACAAGAACACGGCAAGGACGAGGAGTTACTCAGCCGATGCAGAAATGCTTGGAATAACCTGAGCGGTGTGCGAGAAACGAGGGCGAGAACGATGCGCTACTGTATGGGCGACCAATGGAGCGACACCATCAGAGTGTACCATCATGGCTACTGGGAGGAAATGACGGAGCGCACCTATATGGAGAAGCGCAACCAGACACCTATGAGCAACAACATCATGGTGAGCATACTGGAATCTATTGCCGGTCTTTATGCCAAGCAGGGAACGGAACCTGTCTGTTTTGCAAGAGACAGTGACTCTCGGCAACTGAGCGACATGATGAGTGCCACGATGCAATGCAACTGGCAGACAACGTACATGCAAGATGTGCTGAACCACGCCATTAAAGACTACCTGATGGGTGGTCAGATGTTTGTCAGGGAGAGTTGGGAGGCGAAGGAACTTGAAATGCCCGACTCATGGACAGACGCGATGGAACCCGACCACATGTTTTTTGAATGCGGCAGCGACCCACGACACAATGACGTGAGTCTTATCGGTGTACTGCATGACGTGAGCCGAGAAGACTTGTATCAGAAGTTTGCCAAACAGGAATATGGGCTTACAGAAGAAGATCTGAACGCCATCTTTGATATTTATCCTTCGGACGATAACAGCTACGGCTATGAGTTTAACGAAGAAAAGGCGTTAGATAATCTCTCTTTCGACCATACCAACAAGGGAAGACATTACTCTAGAGTGATTGAGGTATGGACCACGGAAACCAAGCCAATGCTGCAATGCTTTGACCCTATTGCTCAAAATGTAAATGATGCTTATTTTAGGGTAGATCGTAATGATACGGCTATGATAAACAAGCTGATAGATTTAAACAATAGGCGTAAAGAGCAGTATGACGAGGCTGGTGTGCCGGAGGAAGATAGGGCGTATATCACCAGCAAAGATACTTCCAGTAAGTACTGGTACTATACCTACATGGCGCCAGACGGAACTATCCTCTGCCAGGGCGAAACACCATACGACTACAAGAGCCACCCTTTCACGATGAAACTCTATCCGTATATCAACGGAGAAATTCATCCATTCCTTGCCAACATCATAGATCAGCAGCGATACATCAACCGACTGATTGTGATGAACGACATGGCTATCAGAAGCAGTTTCAAGGGATTCAAGATGATTCCTACGAATGTGCTTAACGGCAGAACACCAGAGCAGTTTATGGAGGAGGCGGTAGAGTATGACGGATGGATATTCTACAAGCCATCGGTAAAGACACCGAATGCAAAGCCAGAAATTATTACATCGAATGCCGTGAACATCGGTACGAATGAACTCTTGCAGATAGAGCTAAACCTGATTCGAGAGGTTACCAACGTGAGCGGTGCTTTGCAGGGTAAGACTCCATCGGCAGGAACTTCGGCAGCCAGATATGCACAGGAAAGCCAGAATGCAACCACGTCTCTGTATACTATACTGGCAGACATGGACGTGTTCACGGAGAAGCTGGCAACCAAGAAGTGCATGACTATCCAACAATACTACGAAGACGGAAGAAGGGTTTACGACCGGAACTTCAATACGGTTTACAAGTACGACCGACTTTCGGCAAGAGATATTCACTTCAAGATCAGCATCAAGAATGCAGCAGCTACAGCAGCCTTTAACACGATGCAGAACGATACGCTTGACAAGCTTCTTGATATGGGCGGTATCAATATCATTCAGTATCTGCAGAATCTCAATGCGCCATTTGCAGACAAGTTGCTTGCCAGCGTACAGGAGCAGCAGGCTCAGCTCGAACAGATGTATCAGCAGCAACAGGCAATGGCTCAGCAGCAAGGCGGTGGTCAGGTAGAGAACGGAATTGTGCAGGGTGCAGACCAGAATGCGGTAGCACAAGCACAGAGTGCATTAGGATATAACAGAGCAGCATAAGGTATGGAAGTACAGATAACGATAGAAATGGAGAAGGTGATGAGTGAGGTGAACAAACACTTCGCTCTCATCGGAAAACGCCTGAAAGATAAGAACGGCGATACGATGTTTGCCAAGACCACCCTATCTTCGGAAGAGAAAGGTATCATGAAGCAGTATATCAACGCTGCGGCAGAAACATTTGTAGCAGAGCTGGCACCACAAGTAACCTATTACAAGAACGGAGACGCGATGGTGATTAAGTTCGAAAACAGCAGATGGGCAGACGGAGAAGAAGGCATTACCGTTCCTTTTGAAGGCAACTTCATCGGGTATGTAATAGCCTATGTATCGAATGCTGTGTTGGGAATGACTGAGGCAGAACTGGCACAGAAGTATGCTGCGGACATGGCGAACCATATAGCAGCGGCCATCAAGCTGATTTATCACAAGACCCCACCGGCAAGCAGCAACAAGAGTCTGGTAGATATGACAGGAGAAATAATCATTGACTAAAAAGGATAAGCTATGATCATAAAATTTCAAATTATCAAATCGGTAGTGATGGAGGCAGTAAAGTCGACAACCTACCTGAAAGCAAAGATAGATACTGCAGCAGACGAAAAAGCAGCGAAAGTAAGCTTTAACGAGGCTGCCGGCGATGATGAGGTTCACGAAAGAACGCTGACCCACGATTTTGATACAGCCCTGGAAGTATTGAAGACCATCTTCGTAGACTATCTTGTGCCAACGCCTCAGACTATTGGCGATAACGCCATCTACTATGGAAGCGGAATGGATGATATTGTGGAGTTCACCCTATCAGTATCAAGACGTTATAACGGAACGCTGACCGACGCACTGGCTAGGTTGGCAGCAAGATACGTGGAGGACTACATGATATACCAGTGGTGGCTGAAAACAACAAATCTGAAACAAGCGGAGCCATACCAAGCTACACTTGCATCAGACGAGATTGCCATCAGAAAGTGCTTCGTGATGAGTGGTCCGGTGGTCCCTACCGTTCCTTATCCAACCGAGCTAACCGCAAAGGTGAATGGTGAGGGCGTGGAAGGCGAGATAACTCTAGAGAAAGGAGAGGAAGCTACCCTATCCTACTCGCTCAATGATGGAGCAATTGATGATATTGAGGCAAGAAGCGAAGACCCAAGCATCATAGAGATACACCGATGCAGGGATAGACGAGCCTTTACTCTAGTACCGGTAAATACCGGTTTCTGCAAGGTGAAACTATGGTCAAGACATAGCGACAAACTGGAGTTCACTTGCGATGCCATCGTAACTGAGGAGGAAGGAGTTTTGTAATATTGAATATAAAATATCAAGATATGAGCTATCCGGAGTTTAACAAATTACACCCAACACATTTTATCCGAGAGAGAGGATGGAAGCCCGAGCCAAATCCTTTCTTGCCGAAGCCACGAAGAGCAGGGCACGGCTACACGGATAAGCACATCTTTATCTATGCCACACAACTCTGGTATGATATAGATGCAAATACCAACATGGTAGGACGAGCAAGACGGAACATGAAGGATGCGCAAGGCGAAGATATTCCGACAAGCGAGAACGATCAGGAACGTCCGCTCTTTTACCGATGGTTTGACAAGTATATTAATAAGGTGGAAGCAAATCTGTCTGCCTATGTAATGAAACCAGAAGGAAGGATAAGAGATAATGCCCTGAGAGAATGGGATGAGAAGGAAATATGGCTGAAATTTCCCGACTACTGGGATGATACCAAATATGATGCACTCGTCAAGCTGATACACGACTATATCGTGACCGGTTCGCTATACGAATACTATATGCGCACATTGACGAGCAAGGACCCTCTGACGATAGACCAGATGAACCAACTGGACGAACTGGAGATAGACATCATAGACTGCGCCAACTCTACCAAGCCGGGCAGCATGATTCATACTCTGAAACCCTTCGGATAATAAAAAAGCGAGCGTATGGAAGATTTTGAAATGGATGGATTTAAGTCTGTAAGGGAGATACAGAAAGAGAAGAAGGAGAAGGTGAAGAAGCTTCTCCCTGCAAGAAAGAGTGCCCAAAAGGAATATATCAGAGATTGGCTGGCAAGGAGCCAAGAGCAGTTTGAGGATTGTATGAACCAACTGGCAGAGTATGATCCTAAGACATACGTCACCATCTACAAAGACCTTACCAAGCACATGATACCAAAGCAGACAGAAGTAAGCGTTACCCACGGAATAGATGCAGACTTCAAGCAGCTTATGGCACTCGGTATGACAACCGTAGAAGATGAAGACGAGGCAGACGTACTGGATATAAGCAAAGCACCCGAGATACAGGATGCAGATTTTGAGGAACTAAACGATTTAACGGATGGCTCTAGTAACTGAACAGGAAATAGATAATCTCGTAGCGGAAAATCAGAAGCGATACGATGAGATTTATGGTCCCTACGACCCTATGACAGGCGAAGGATGCTATAACTTTGAGCATCGTGTGCTGATAGAACTATCCGATTTCTTCATTCCTAAGATGTGGGTTCCGAAGAAGACCGCCAAATCTGTCCTGTTCAGAGGACTGAGAAAGATGGGCAGTCTGAAAGACTACATCAACTATGTGTTGCACCAGAAGGATGATGCCCAGCATTTCCAAATGCTTACCTTTGCCATCTGTAGAGTGAGGTTCATGGAAGACCCCGAGTTTGCCCTATACGTGACCGATAAGATTGAGGATAAGAAGACCGGTAAGATGATTCCTTTCAAGCTAAACTATCCTCAAAGAAAGCTACTGAAGATTATGGAAGACCTGCGGAATGCCCATAAACCGGTGTTCGTGGTTATTCTGAAGGCACGTCAGTGGGGCGGCTCTACCCTATCACAGCTTTACATCAAATGGATTCAGGACTACAGGCGCGATGGTTGGAATGCTATTGTGCTTGCACAACAGAAGAATACTGCCAAGAAGATTAAGGCGATGTACCGAAAAGCTTTGGAGCGGCAGCCGGGGTGGACCGTGGGGCATCCGGGCGCAAAACTTCAGTTCTCGCCATACGAAAATTCTCCTGACGATTTCCAAGTAACGGATGGTGTGAAGGCAATCAGACGAAGTACGCTGACTGTAGCATCCTTCGAGAACTTCGATTCGGTGCGTGGTAGCAACTTCCACTGCGCCCATTATTCGGAGGTAGCCTATTGGAAGAAGACACCAGAGCATGATCCTGAGGGTGTGATTTCTTCTATATCCGGTGGTATCGACCCATTGGAAGACAACGTGGAGATATTCGAGAGTACCGGTAGAGGTAACTCAGGTTTCTTCTACGACAAGTGCCAGTTGGCAATGGACCCAAAGAATAATGATGCTTATTCGTTCCTCTTTATTCCTTGTTTCTTCATCGAAAAGGATATGACTCCTGTAGAGAACAGAAGAGCATTTGCCAAGTGGCTTTTGCAGAACAGAGACCGAAGCACCTGTCCGAAGGGCTACCGTGAGACCGGCAAGTTCTTCTGGCGAATGTGGCAGAAGGGTGCTTGTTTTGAGGCGATAGAATGGTACAGAAACTATAGAAACAAGTTTACCACCCATGCGGCATGTGCTACCGAGGCTCCTATTGATGAGGAAGATGCGTTCAGAAACTCTGGTAGGCTGGTATTCAATCCTTATTCTATAGACGACATGCAGGCTTTGTATAAGCAAGACCCTAAGTTTACTGCCGACATCGTGGTGAACATCAGCGTGAAGGATGATAATACCATTCCGAACTCGAAGGTGAAGCTGAGAGACGATGGAGAGGGAGACTTGAAGATTTGGGCTGTGCCAAACTGCCTGCAAGTGGAGAACAGATACTTGGTGAGCGTGGATATTGGCGGTAAGAGTACGACATCGGACTATACCGTTATGACCGTGATAGACCGATTCGGTATGATTCCTACCGTGAAGGGCAAGCCGAAGGTAGTAGCGAGATACAGAGGACATGTAAGACATGATAAGCTGGCATGGATGGCTGCTGCCCTAGCTCATTATTATGATGATGCGCTTCTGGTGATAGAGAGTAACACTGCCGACCGAGAGAAGAACAACAACACGGAGGGTGATCACTTTCTGACTATTCTGCAGGAGATAGCCGACTACTACGATAATCTGTATCAGAGAACGAGCAGTTCGGAGAATGTGGAAGACAACGTACTGGCGAAGTATGGTTTCCAAACCAACAAGCTGACGAAGCAGCAGGTGATTGATAACTTGGAAGAGTTTATTGATGATAATCTGTATGAGGAGCCAGACAAGGAAATGTATCATGAGTTGCGCATCTATGAGCGACATGATGATGGCAGCTTGGGTAACATCGTGGGTAACGGAAACCATGATGATGTGGTAATGAGTACCGGCATCGGTCTCTTTGTGAGTCTTACGGACATGGAGAAGCCTAGCTGGAAGAAAGCGGAAAGAAGAAGCCGTGGTGGCGATGGTGTTCATACGGCGGCGAAAATTTAGGGGGAGTGTTGAATGTTAAATGTTGAATTATTATGGAAAGAAACTTAGAAAGACAAACTTTGAGCTTTAGCAAGGGCATGACGAATGTACCTAGCGACTTGCTTTCAGATGATTCTGAACTGCTGGAGAGTGACGGATTTATCTTTAAGGATGGAGAAATGAAGGCGGTACAGAAGCCCAAATATGTAACAAACGGCAGACCTATATTATATATTCACAAAGGCGCTGATTACAGAACATACGTCATGCTCAACGAAAAAAGCAAATACAATAAAGACGAAAAAGATGAAATTATCTTTGCTAAAAGTAAAGAGGATGGAACTATCGAGTCTGGGCCATGGCAAGCATTCGAAATAGATGTTGAAATCTATGATGTAAATAGCGTAGGTAATACGGTGGTTGTTACTACAAGTGGCGGGTTGTACTATTTTGTATACAAGTCTAAGACCTACAAGTTTCTGAAAGATTTTCCTGAACTAACATATCAGTTTTCTTTCGAGAAACCGAGTTATGCAGGTTCGTTTCGACCAGACGAGTACGACAGAACACTCATGAATGTAAGCAACTGCGTTGACCAGACGAAAAACCAGACGATGTATTATGATGCGAACGGAGCATTTATAAAACAAGGAGGAACAGAACCTAGTGGCATGATCCAAACAGGTCAATTCTATTATTTTTGGATTAAGTCAGATGGAACTAATGGTGCAAAATATTACAATGAGTTCCAGGAAACCGTACAGGGTCATGTGATGCAGGCGATTAATTGGGTAAAAAGCAAGAATATGTTTGCGTTTCCTTTTTTTATCAGGTGTGCATTCAAGCTATATGATGGAAGTTATACGAAAATAACAGCCCCAATCATCTGCTATCCTACGGTAAACAGAAATTGTCGATTTAGCTCAGCAATATTTGAAAACAAATACTATGAAGATTTAAATCAAATGACTGGTACAGAAAGCATTTTCTACTTTATTGAATATAGTGAGCTTAGATTTAAATTCGGTTCGATAAGCGAAGATTGGGAAGACATCATCAAGGAGATTGTCGTTTTTGCTACAGAACAGGTTATTCCGTTCGAAATCAGTAAAGGCTGGCGTTTTTTATCTCCTAACGACACCCATAGAAAGCCATTTGCCAACTATGGATTTTCATCATACAAAGAAGATGTATTTAATTATGACCTCCCTTCGAAAATTATTCCTCATAGCGAGATACAGCCTACGTACAAAACGGACCGAGATATAATAGAAGAACTGAAAGGTAAGACGCAATTCTATAAATTATTCTCTGTCGGAATCAATACGAAGGGGTTAGGAGAAGGAGGAGAATGGCTTTACTCTGTGAACGGAACACATTACGGGCAGCCGACATTCATTGCAGACGGAGTAGTAAGCAACCTGTCTACACAAAGCCAACTGAAAGTAGACGATTACTATAGCTGGGCTAAGCTTACCTCAAAAAAGATTTATACTTACAATAACCGCCTACACCTTTATGATGTAGAGCGCTACCCTTTTCCCGGGTTCAAAAAGCTCGTAGGAAGAGAAGGTTCAGCAAGCGATAATAATTATATAATGTTTACGCATATTGTATCAAATTGGGTAGATACTTGGACTATGAGTGTAATAGAAATAAGTAACTCTTTCTTGCGTGGCTGGTTTTATTATCCGGATCCTAATGCAAAAGAAATCATATTGTACGGCTCTGGCAAGTATCTGAGCATACCTCTAACAGAACACCCTTTTCTGAACGGAGCTTATTCTTTTACCAACCTTCCTTCAAAAGATGGCGATGCAACTTTTAAAACTATAACAGAAGAAGAACTTCGGGAAAAGACAAAAAACATGAATGTTCCTGAGGTTTTAAACTCACAGATATTTACTTCTGTCGTAAACAATCCATTTGTTTTCGAGGCATCGGGCGATAATACGATAGGTACAGGAAAGATAATAGGAATAGTTGCCAACACGGAATCAGTGAGTCAGGGACAGTTCGGTCAATATCCTCTGTTAGTGTTTACTGACGAAGGAATATACGCAATGAGCGTAACATCAGAAGGTCTTTATGGAAGCGTTCATCCTATTTCAAGAGAAGTCTGTAACAATCCTGATAGTATTACGCCAACAGACAGGCTTGTATACTTTACATCTGACAAAGGACTTATGGCTATATCTGGTGGTACCGCAAAATGCGTAAGCACGTCAATGAGTGGGAAGATTCCAAAGAACTTTAAGAAGCTGCAGACAGAAAGTTTCTTGAATTTCTTAAAGAATTGCATTATAGCTTATGACTATAGAGATTCGCTGCTGAGAATATACAAAAAGAGTAAAGGTTGGTTTGAGAATGAATCGGGAGAGCAGGACTTTGATGAGAATGAGAAGATATACTATATATATAATATGGTAGACGGAACATTCGGTATGTCTGTAGCAGATGCCCCTATTGACAAAATAGCAAACGACTATCCGGACAGCGTTGTGCAGGATATTGCCATGTCTATCTTCACGTTGACAGGAAAACCAGACATTAACAAAGATACGGAAAGCTATAGCGGATCATTTACGACCAGACCTTTGAAGCTGGGCGGCAGCATGACGTTGAAATCGCTGAGAGCGGTGAAGCATCTGTTTGATTCGGACGAAGGAACGATTGGGCTGGAGATATACGGAAGCAACGACTGCAAGCACTGGTGCAAGCTGCCAAGCTTGGCTGGTAAGCCTTGGAAATACTTTACTTTCAAGTATACGCTGCAGAACTTCAAGGCTGCTGATGCCTTTGCTGGCAGTATAGTGGAGGTACAAAGCAGACGAGAAGACAAAATGAGATAATTCTTTCATACGCACTAATTTATGATAACATGAAAAAGGCGGCTGCTCATCACGAGTGGTCGCCTTTAAAATGAGTTATGAAATACATTTTTAAAACATGATTCTCTTTATATGTGTGTTATCTGTTTTTGATATTATTTATGCAATATGCTACGATGTAGCCTAATACGAAGCAGTAAAGATGGAGAAGTCCGTTGACATTCGGCACGGCCATGGTGCAAATAATGAACGGCATCGCTTTCTTTAATGCCTCTTTCCATCGTCCTGTCCTACCCCACATCAAACCGAATGAAGCGAATAGGAAACCGGAAAGCCCCATTGTAGGCTGACTAACATACATGGGCAGCAGACTAGCGACAGAGGCAACAGCCAGAGAAGTGACTGGTTTCATATCGTTCTTTATCTGCCAAAACACCAGAAGGTTTACGGCAAGATGAAAGACGTTGACATGGAAGAAGCTATACAGGATATGATTCTGCCAAGGGCAACCGGGATAGAAACCGACGTGCCAAGTACACAGAACGAGGCAGATGATGCTAAGCACCAGCTTTGTTCGAAAGTTTCTTCTTACGAAGGTCCATTTCTCTGTAATTTTTTCCATACTTCTTATAGTAAGCGAAAATGAATTTGAGATTACTTGGCTGGATAAAGAACTCGGGTGCAGGCTCAGAAACAAGGAACTGGCAGATAAACCATAAAGATTTGCCCACGAACTCCTTTCGCTGCGTCATTTCGTTCATCCTATTGAACAGCGTATAGTACAACTTCTGACGAATCGGTTTCATACTATCCACCTTTGAGAAATCGCCGACTGCCATTCTACGGAGTATATCCCAAGCTCTTTTGGGAGAAACATAGTATCTGGGTGCAGGAGAATGAACCACCTTTTCCCAAGCCTCCTGTTGAGAATGGCAATTAGGAGCTATCTCCCGATACGCCTTCATCAGATCATCCCTCTGTCTGTCAATCAATTCGTAATTTGCTCTTGCCATATAAATGCTACATTAAGATGTTGCAAATATACATATTATTTAGAATATGACCAAATAAGCGCATAAAGATTTAAATAAGTTTAATATTAGGCTGGTTTTCATGGTGTTACGAAAGAAAAAGTTTAATTTTGCAACAAAATAATATATATATGATAATAACTGTTAGTAAAAGATGAAATTAAACCATAAATTCGTAACAAAAATGAGAACAAAACAGGAATCGCCTCTCTCGGAAGAGGAGGAAGCCTTAGTTATGGAAGGCTTATTGAGTAGGAAGATTTGGAGGTTCTATGAACTTCTATCAAAGTGGGCACCCATCCCATTGATGCTAGGTCACTGGTACGGCGTATGGGACTATGGACATTATCCCTAGACCAACAATATTAGATACCGATTTCAACGGGAACTGCATCATCTGGATTTATGTACTGGCATACATTTATATGCCACTGACCATGATACCGGTAAGTTTCTTCTTAGATACTGCTGGATTTTCCGTATTCCGTTCTTCTATTTTTTCGGTATCAACGCAATCAGATTGTATTATCAGCACTGGTTCATCACTCCCGAGCAGTTAGAGATGCACCATGTGTTTATCATATTCACTTTAATGCTTTACGCTTATGGATTTATCAAAATCGCTCTATCGAATAGCAGAATCTGCCTTCGGGATGCTAAGAAACGATGAGTGCGGGTTTACAGAGGAAGAAGAGAGGATTGTGCAGAGGAATCTGCTGTACTGGATGGAAAGGAAGCATCACTTTGACGAACAACTGGGCAGAGCCTGTATCGCCAACATCTATTATTTTGATGACGATGTTCACAAAAAGTATGCGCCTTACTTCGGGTTTGATGAGTTGAAGGATGATTATGACCGGCTATCTTGGAACATACCGGACTACAACTTCTGGGATTTTGCGGTAACGATGAATAAGATGTATGCTGACCATATAGACGTGGTGGGCAAATGGTCGAAGAACAAAGACACCACAAGAAAAAGGATTTCGGAACTGGCTATCAGTTTCCTCTGTGATGAATCGACAAACCACCCTACAGATAAAATCTGGTGGTATATGAATAGCTAAGTTGGAACACGGCAAAAGCTATTGAAAAGCCTTTTATCTTTGTAGCCATTAATCATAAATAATGATATATGGCAGAGATAGTACATACATTTTTACAAGAGCACCTGTACAGATCGGCATTGGTTATTGTCATCTGCATGGGTGCTCTTATCATTTCTATGGGCGTGGACCTGTTCTTCGGCATCAAGAAAGCGAAAGAGAATGGACTGGCTACGACAAGTACAGGATTCAAGAAGACTTGCGACAAGGCGAGGAAATACTTCTCTCCCTTCATGGTGACGGTCTGTATAGACCTGATAGCATGCACGGTTCTCCCCTTCCCTGTCTTCTCTATGATTTGGACAGGATATTGCGTGTCCTGTGAATTTGTAAGCGTAAGAGAGAAGAGCTGGCAGAAGGCTGAGATACGGAAGCAGGAGAAGACAGTAAGCATTCTTCTGGAGAACAAAGAAGACTTGGCTAGGGCTTTTGCTGAGATTATGAAGGAGCAGGGAAAGGAGGAGAAGAAATGAGACTGATCAAGAGAATTTTTGTTCATTGTACTGCCTCTTCTCAGAAATGGGGCGTGAAGGAACTTTGGGACGAGTTTAAGCGCAAAGGCTGGAATAACCCAGGGTATCATTACGTGATTACTGCTGATGGTGGGATTCACCAGATGCTTCCGGTAGAAATGGTTAGCAATGGTGTGAAGGGATATAATGCTACGGCTATCAATGTGGCTTACGTTGGCGGCATCAACAAGAAGGGAAAGGCGGTAGACAACAGAACTGAGGAACAGAAGAAATCACTTATCACTCTGCTCACTCAGCTGAAGAAGAAATATCCGTATGCTGAAATCTTAGGGCACAGGGATATTTCGCCCGACAGGAACCATAACGGCGTAGTGGATCCTTGGGAGAGAATCAAGGAGTGCCCTTGCTTTGAAGCTAAAGTTGAATACAAAGAGATATAGCTTATGAAATGGTATGACATAAGGTTTTGGAAATGGGCTTGCATCGGCTTGATGATTGGAATTATCCTATTGTCATTTACAGGATGCAAGACGAAGGAGTATATCAAGGTTCCTTCTGTTAGAACTGAATACGTATGCAGAACTGATACTTTTGCTAAGTTGGATAGTATCTACATGAAGGATTCGGTATATGTTTTTCAGAAAGGTGATACGGTTTTCCATAACAAGGTGGTTTACCGGGACCGGTATCATAATATATATAAGGTGAAGACGGACACGATCATCAAGACGGATTCTGTCGCCGTGCCTTATCCTATAGAGAGACAACTGACGAAAAACGAGCAAAGGCTGATGTCGCTAGGCAGATGCTATATCGCCTTTCTGTTCATACTGGCGGCTTGCGCGATTGGGTTTACTCTCTGGTACAGAAACAAAAAGTGCTAGCTTATGGCGAAGATTAGCGAAGAACTGCAGATGATTGATTCGCTCCTGATGGAATTTCATGAGCGGATTCAGAGCGGAAGATGCTTAACTAACAAACAGCAAAATGCTTTCATGTTAGATTTTCTGCACCGCATCGCCAACAAAGACGAGCCCATCAGCAAGGCTGAGGCATGCGGCTATGTTCATGTTTCTAGGGCTACCTTTGACCGCCTTGTGAAAGAAGGCAGGCTGCCAAAGGGTAAAAAGCGGAAAGGATGGACCGAGCTGGTTTGGTACGAAAAAGATTTAGATAAATATGTAGATAGATTGGTATAGATTTTACTTTTTTATTTTTAGTTAGTTGTATTAATTAGGTTTTAAGTAGATTGTTTCATTGCAAAAAGAAATCCCCACTCGGCTGTGATAGCTGGGTGGGGATTGTGGTTACTTATTGATTTTATCAATAGTCCAGTCAACGACTACAAACGTTCCGAAAGCAACTAACCATGATGGCCAGCCTTGATCCTTGATTCCGAACTGATGCAGTATCGTGTAATTGAGAATCACGCTATAATAAAGCTTTACTAAGAATGAAATTAATCTGTTGTACATAGCTAATCTTCATTACTTGTTTGTTCTCCAAGAACATCATTAATTTTCTTTTCGATGAACTCATCAGAAGAACTCTCCTTTATTAGAGCATCAATGTCTGGTAATTCTGCATCAACTTTGTCTTCTTGCATTTTTGATGTAAGCATGCCAATTACCAGTTTCGCCCAAGGGCTATTAGCCATATCTGCCAATGAATCCTTTTGGATTTCATAGGCTTTCTTCAACTCTTCGTTATCACGGAAAAATCTGAGCACTTCCGTCAATGCAGCAACAAAGTTCTTGTCAGACATCGGGTTGCTCTTTGCCT